ACTTTTAATCAGTAGGTCTCGGGTTCGAACCCCGACGCGCTCACCACCTAACTTCTTGAAAAACCTTCGTAATTTCAAATCGTCAAAGAAAAATCAGCAAGCACTGTGTTCTAAAGTGTGTCGGCCTCCATCTGTTCGACGGCCCGGCGAAGGGCCTTCATGTTAAGGTGAGAGTAGCGCTGAGTCATGGACGAGGTCTTGTGGCCCATGAGGTCCTGCGCGGTTTTCTCAGGCGTTCCCGCCTGGATCAGCCAGCTTGCGAAAGTATGCCGCAGGTCGTGGATGTGCAGGTTCGGCATCTCGGCGCGCTTGATGATTTTGTTCCAACGCTTCTGGAAGCTGAACAGCGGCTGGTTCTCCTTCTTGCCCTTGAACACGTAGCCAACACGGTGTGCTTCGAGTGTGTCGGAGAGTGTGTCGAGGGGCGCCTTCGGCAGCGGGATTTCCCTGGGACAACTGTTTTTTGTCCTCTCGCCTCCAAGTTGTATCCGCTTGCGCTTCATATCGATCTCGTCCCAGCGCAGCTGCAGGATCTCTTGGTGGCGCATACCGGTCCAAACACCCAAAATGACGAACAGCTTTTCCTCATAGACCTTGCACGCGGCAAGCAGCTTCTCGTACTGGTTCCCGCGCCTCACATAGGTGGTGCGCTTGTTCGCGTCTCCGATCTTCCGCTTATCGATGAGCTTCAGCGGGTTGGCGGTGACGCCGCAATCCCAGTCGATGGCGTGTGCCATGAGGGTGCTCAGGAAAGCCAGGTCGCGCCGAAGCTGGACCCTCTTTCCCGTCTGCATCTTGGATTTGATATAGGTCTTGACCTGCTCTTCATCTAGTAGCCGGATCGCGATGTTCCCAAGCACCTGCACGACGTTGGTTAGGCTCGTCGTGTAGTGGCGCTTGGTCGCCTCGGAGTATGGCTTCGGCCGCGGGTGCTTGAACAGCTTGTCCGTGGCGTCAATAAGCAGCAGATCGTTGGAGCGTAGGAGAGCTGCGTTTAGTTCTCGCTCAACCCGGTCTGCCTCTTGTTGAGCAGCATCGCGACTTTTGAGGCCAGTTGATTTTCGGATGGTGTTGCCACCGACATGGAGGCGGGCTTGATAGATTGTTGATCCTTCGCGGAGGTAAATGTCGGCCATTGATGGACCTTTCCCTGTTGTGGAGAAACATCCATCGTGTTCAGCCAAGCGTCGACTTCTGTCAAGCGGAACCGGAACTGGCGACCAACCCTCTTGGCGCCCGGGATCATACCCCGCGCCGCCCAATAGCGAATAGTCCGATCCGATACAGCCAGCATATCCGCCAGCTGCTTTGCTGAAACCCAAAGCACGATAAACCCGCCCTGACGCCTGAAATCTGATGGCTCAGATATGAATGTTGCTGATAGGCAGGCTCTGTACCGGAATGGGACAAAGGTTCCAAGTGGAAAAATCAACTTATATACAAATTGGTAACATATTAGTGATGCGCTTTATTATACCTCGCTAAAACACGGATGACGTCGGGGTGAACGGGATAGCCCATCCGCTCCAATAGTTTAACGCCGTCCTTTATGACTTGAAAGGACGGCGTTAAAGCAAACATATCGTCATCGTCGTAATGAAGATCGAGCTCTGTAGCAAGCTCCAGAAGAAGCTTGCTGATGATCTCTTTGTCAGTCGCTGTTATTTTGTCTTTTTCCGGCATGTCCAGCAATTTCGTCCACCCGTTTTCTTTGCGTGCCGTGGGCGGGGAAGCCAATAATTACCCCCTTCCGCTCGCCGTCAGCACATACGCCACACTGTGTACAACTCACGTCTGTATAGGTAGCCGGGCAGACCGCAATCTTTCTACCTTTAGGTGTGGTATTTGCCAAGTCTTTCGTCCGACGCCTGTAGTCGCTTAGGGTTTCGCCCTTTTTTCTTTGATAATCTGAGTTCAACACCACCGCGACTGGGAGCCCCAGGTCGGCCAGTTCATCAGCCCTCGTTATGCTATCGGCCGAAAGGTTGATGGTGAGACCTTCGGCGGCTGCTTCCTTAATGATTGCGATGTTTTCAAGGCTAGGTGGCTTGTGCGTAAAGACAATAGCACGCTTTCCGCGGCTAGCCTTAGCAATCTTTAATACGCCGTCTCTATCAATTGTGTCCCTTACCCCCGGTAGATCACCAGCCTGGCCATAACGCCAGATTGCACCCCGGTTCAACTTCCTAATGGGTTCAAGGGCTTTGTCCAGCCCTCCGCCGCGCTCGCCGGCGGTCACCGCGTCCCAGTGGAGCTTCAGAGGACCGGTCATCGCGTAGCAGCCGCCCTTCTTTAACGGGCAGGCGTCGGGGCAGGTTTCCAGTGAGCTGGTCATCACCGGCATGGGGCCGGTCTTGACGTTCCGGCTGACCAGCGTGGTGTGGTAGTTCATCTTTCCCTCGCGCAAACAAAAAGGGCGCCCCGAAGGACGCCCTTGTTCAGTTCCGTTGTTGTGGTCGGCTTAGGCCGCTAGAGGGAGCGGCTGCAGGATGCGTAGTTGGATGTCGGCCGCCTGATAGTTGTCGTGCTGACCGAGGACTCGTCCGTCCGCGTCGGTTACCCACCAGCGGTCCCAGCCCTGCTCAAAGGGCAGCTTCATGTTGGCGACATCGGCGCGGGTCAGCACATCGCCGGTCAGTGGCTCATAGACTTGAATTTGCAAGGAGGTTCTCCATTTGCTTGCGCTTGCCGGATAAGATCCGGGCGACAGGCTGGCCTTTGACCAGCAGGACGTCCCCGTGAGCGTCCGGATAGATCTCGATTGGTTTGCAGTTTTGTTCGAGGGCGGTGAGGCCCTCGGGCGTGATGTTGTCCTTGCCGATCTGGTAGGCGTCGAAGATCCATCCCTTGCGCCACAAAGACGCCGCGGTGTGGTACTCACCACCCTCGGGAAAGACCCGGTCCCGCAGCAGCGCTCGGATCAGCATGCTCTTCTGTTTCGGGGTCATGCTGCCTCCGCCTGTTGGGGCGTGACGTTCTCGACTTCCCGGTGGACGATCGCCTCGCAGTGGTTCTCCAGATCGGCGTGCATGCTGTTGAGGAAGATCTCCTCCGCGACCCCGCTTAAAGTCTCGCCTGGGCCGATTTCATCGGGCTCGACGGTGATGGTGAATGTGTGTATGACGGTCTCGACAATCGTCACGTCGTACTTCTTAGACATGGAGTTCCCTATGCCAAAACAGTTTCCAGTGGACCTGACGGACAAGAGCATGGACGAGCTCGAAGCCATCCATGAGGCCGTGATGCAGGCCAAGCAGGCGAAGGCGATCGAGCACCAGAACGAGCTGATCCGTCAGTACCAGGAGCTCAAGGTGAAGATGGTGAAGGCTGGGGTGGTGAAGGAGGATCAGCTTCCGAACCTGAAGGTGCGGGGCTGGACAAGGCAGAAGCCAAACTAGCCCTCCACTCTTCCTCGGTGATCCACCGGATCTCCTTGCCGCCAGCTTGTTTCTTGGCGAGGAACAGCGGCACGAAGTCGGGCACCTCGACGTAGGTGCGCTCGATCACCTCGGGCTCGGCGCCTTGCGGTAATGGCTCCAGGACGGCCCCAGGGGGCGCCACAGGGGCTTCGGGCTGCTCGGCGCTCGCTTCCTTCCTCAGACCCATCAGGGCGTTCAGGAAGGCCGCCAGTTCCTCCCGTGACTCGATACGGATGGTAGCGAGCGCGGCCGGTTTCAGGCCAAGCTGACGCCGGTAGGCGTCAGCGTCGTTCTTCATCGGGAAGAAGGCGCGGTCGGTGTTGTAGACGATCATGTGCCTGGCTCCCTGAAGAACACGTCGACGATCTCGAAGCCGTTCTCGTCTTCCTCGACCGTCATGTAGGTGAAGGGCTTGCCCGAGCCCTCGGCGTAGCCCGCCACCGCGGCTGGGTCCGGCTTGATCAGGTTGCTGACGACGTCGTTGAGCATGAGCTCACCGCGGTCGTACATGCGCTGGGCGATGCGCTGGGCCTGGTCTTCGTCCTCGGCCTCGACGGCGATCTCGATGCCGATCGCGGCCGAGGCCTCGAAATGCACTCGGAACTGCGCCATGGTCAGAACGTGTGCGGCGAGTAGTAGCCGCTGCACAGGCCGAGCTCGTCCATGGCGTTCCCGCAGTTGCGGGCATAGTCGATGTTGTTGCGGCCTCCGGTGGTGGCACAGCCGGCGCAAAGCAGGGCCATGCCCAAAATGATGAGCTTCTTCATATCAGGTTCCTTGTTGGGGGTTGGGGGTGGTTAACCGACCTTTTCGAGGTCGTACTTCTCGGCGTAGTGGTCGGCCTTGTCCTTCGGATCGAAGTCCGGGTTGAACCAGATTGCGAAGAAGTCATCCTTCGCCAGGCCGGCGCCTTCCAGGTCGAGACCGTAGTGGTGGCTGAGGTTCCACTCGAACTGGCGCAGGTACTCGGCCTTTGCCCAGTCGCTGCCCAGGATCTCGTTGCGGGCCTTCCTCGGGTCCGGGAAGGCTTCTCCCGGCGTCACCGTGTTCACGATTGCCGGAATGATCTCCCAGTCATAGGCGCCGATCTCGCGGAACCACTCCGGCAGGAGGTCATAGACCTTCAGCACCCACTTGCCGATGTCGATGCTGTAATGGCGCAGCTCGACCGAGCCGACGCCTATCCGGTACGGGTGCCAGACCGGGTTTGGCTTGTCGGTAGCGACCGTGATCTCGCACAGGTACTCCCAGACGCACAGCGCCGCCTCCATCTCGAGGTGGCTATAGGCCTCGGGCAGATCCACGGCGATCTCCTGGCGGTAGACGCGAGCGCCGGCCTTGACCAGGTCCTCGGTCTTCGCCCTGGCATCCTTCTCGTCGACGGCCAGTTCCCGGACGATGCCCGGCACCTCGTCGTGCTCGCCTTCGATGTAGAAGAGCTCAGCTCTCATTTCTTCTTCCTCTGCCAATGCATTTCGCCGGCCATGATGCAACCGTAGGGGTCGACGTAGTCGACGACCTCGGCCAGCCGGTGCTTATGGATCTGCCGCTGAACCTGCTCGGCGCTTTTGTAGGCGCTGGGCAGCTCGGACAGGTCCGGGGTGCCCAGGTAGAACCGAGCGTCAAGACCATTGGTCTCGCGCTGCAGGAGCTTGTCCGCGTCGTAGAACATGGTCGCGGTCTTCATGTACGCCGTCCGGCTCAGGTTCCGGCCGGCGCCGTGGGGCGAGAAGCCCAGGGCTTCGTCCTTGTCGGCGTGCCGGGTGACCATGATCGGCTCGGCCATGTTCATCGGGATCAGGGTCCGGCCGTCGTCGTCAGGCGAGAAGCCGGCGAAGGATGGTGTGGCGCCCTTGGCGTGGTAGAAGAGGCCGTCGTCGCGCCGGAACACGAAGTTATGCTCGTTCCAGAACCGATCGACCACGGAGTTGCCGATGCGCTGCTGGATGCGGTCGTGGAGGACGAAGTGGTTCAGCTTCGTCCACTCGCGGACCAGCTGGAGCGCCTCCCAGTAATCCTGGCCCGCCTCGGTGTCGGCGTCGATCCAGGCGGCCTGGGGGTCGGTCCTGGGCGACACGATCGCCGTGTGCTTCTTGGCCGCGGCCAGGCCTCGCTTGTAGACGAGCGCGCCGAGGCCACGGGAGCCGTGGTGGGTCACGATCGCCGGCTGGCCGGTCGAGCGCAGCGTGCCGACGAACAGGAAGTGGTTGCCGTCGCCCTGCGTGCCTAGATTGGTCTCGGCGATGTCACCGTATTTCGTCTGGCGGTCCTGGGTGAAGCGGTTGTAGTCGAGGTTGGCGCGGAGCGGCATGGGCAAGGCGAAGCCTTGCTTGCGCCCGCCCGGGCCGAAGTGCGTCACCTCCTGGGCGACGTCGAGGATCTTCTTCAGATCGTCGATGCGCTTGAAGACGGTGATCGCCATCGAGCAGCACACGTCAGCCGAATGGAAACCAGGGTGGATGGCGTTCTTGGTCGCCACCACGCCGCCCACCGGGATGATCCCGGCGGGGCAGGCGTCGGGCATGACGACGGCCTTCTCAACGGTCGGCACCCGCACCAGCTTGTCCATGGCCTCGACGACCAGGTCGAGGTTCTTCTGCTCGACGTCGTTCTCGGGTTCGAGGAAGACGTTGAACGGGAGGGAGTTGGTACGGAGCGGGATCTCGGGCGGCGCCGGAGGCAGGAGAGTGCCCACGGTGGCCCGAATGGCATCCTCGTCGCTACCGGACTCCGACATGAGGTTGGCGATCTCGATAGCTTCGCCGAACGACCTTCCTCGGCCTTTGGGGTCGAAGCCCCAGTCGATCAGCGTCTTGCCGGTGATCATGATGTGCGGTTCCTTCGGTGTTGGATATGGCGCTCGGCGCCCTCGGCGGATTTCAGCGCGCGCCGGACCTTCTGGGTGGCCTTGGTGGCTCCGCAGCGCTTGAGGAGCCTGCGGGCCTCGCGGAGGTGCTCCAGGGCCCGCAGCACATCCAGGGCGTCGTGGGCGGTGGCAGGTTTCAGGGCCATGATGCGCTCGCGTGGTTGCATTCGCCGGGCTCAGGGTACTGGGGAGGGTCGGGCTCGGTGCCCACCAGGTGGTAACCCTCCGGGATGTCCGGCTCGTACAGCTCGGCGGTGTCGGTCCATCGTCTGGAGACAGGACCAGGCCGTGTGCGCGCGGCGACCTGGATCCAAATGCCGTCCGCGTTCGGCTGGTCGTTAGGAACGATCTTCAGGCGCATTAGGCTCGTCCTCCTCGGCCAGTTCGACGTTCTCGCTCCACAGGCTGTCGATGGTCATCGCCGGCGATAAACTGACGTCGGGGAGGTCCTCGTCGTCGTAGCGCTTGCCGGAGATCGGGAGCTCGGCGTATTCGTCCTCGCGCAGCTCGATGCCGTCGCCGACGAGCTCCTTGGCCTTGGCCAGAGCAGCTTCCTCCGTCTCGGCCTTGATGTAGGCCGTGGCGCAAATCTTCAGCTCGATCGAATAGAGGTTCATTTCTCCTCCGGCTCTGAGCGAGTGAGCAGCAGGGTGACGGCGCGGGTCAGGAACTCGCAGTCGGCCACCTTCAGTTTCTTGCCGGTCGTGCGCTCCATCAGCGCCTCGATCGTGTTGACGATCTCGACCCGGCGCCAATCGCGATTGTGAAACCACGGCTTGATCTGGTCAGCCGGCAGTTCGTCGGCGTCTTCGGGGATAAGCTGGCCCTCCAGCCACATGCTGCCGCTGTCGTCCAGGAACACGTTCTGGCCAGCGATCTGACGGGTCTCGGACCCATCCCAATTCACGTCGGTGCCGTTGCCGTCGAAGTCCCAGGTCCCGTCCTTATCCCAGACGATGCCACATGAGCATGCGAGGATGTCCTCGACGGTGGCGACGATTTCTGATCCGTCAGGCGCTTTCATTCGACAACCCTCACGTATTCGGCGTTGGCAAGGTGATCGGCGTAGGCACGGGCCTCCTTGGCCTGCAGCTCGAACTGCTCGGCGAGGCGGCGGGCGCCGTCGCCGTGCGGGGTGAGGTCGACATGCAGGGTGCCGTCCACCGAGTGGTCAGGCTTCGGCTTGTAGTCGACCAGTTTGCGGAACTCCTTGGCGTGATCCAGGAAGCGCTCCGCGGCGACCTGGCAGATGTTGGTCAGGGTGCTGGGGTCGATGCGCATGGTCATGGTTCCTCCACGTAGCTGGTGACGATGTGGCCCTCATAAGTCCAATCGCCGTAGCCTGTGATGTTGGGGTCGACATCGATCTTGATCGCGTTCGCGAGGTCGATGTTCGGACGGGTCTGCAGCCAGGCTGAGATGGCTTGTTCCACCTCGTTGCGCGACAGAAAGATCTCGGTCTTGACAACCTTCTTCTTGACCGTGACGGAGATCTCGGTGTGTTCCCGGGAGAGCTCCATCAGGCGTCCTCCATCTCCACGAGAGCGTTGGTGAGCTCGTTGTCGGAATGGTCCGAGATCACGTCCTCGTCGTTGCCGTGGATCAGCAGCACGGAGCCGATCTTGGTCTTGTCGTCCGCGCGCCGGAACACCAGTTCGGTGCTGTCGGTGGCGGCGATCTCGGCGGTGATCGCGTCGAAGTCGTTGGACCTGACGATCGCGTAGTCCTCGCCGTCGTAGACGGAGACGACATAGCCCAGGTTGAGCGCCTTCCTGACCAGCCGCTTGATGATCTTGGCCTCGGTCGGCCGGACGTAGCTGGGGAGTGACATTTCAATTCTCCTCGTCGAAATCTTCCTTGGTGACGTAGCGGCCGAGCCGGAGACGGCCCTTGGCGTCGGGGCGGATGAAGAAGCCGGCTTGGGCCAGCTCGGGGCCGAGCTCATTCAGACCACGGAGCAACTCGGCGGCGCGGCCGGGGAGCGACTGACGGCGCTCGTTGCGCCGGAGGTTGATCTGCACCTCCTGGATCTCGCGCCAGGTCTTGGCGCCGGCGTGTCGGAAGAACATCACCTCGGGCTTGGTCAGCTGCAGGAAGCGGTCGATCGTCGTGATGCCGTAGCGGCGCAGCACGTTTCCGGTGCGCACGCTCAGCTCCAGATCGTCGACCGGGCTATGCGGCGACTGCATCGCGGATCTCCTTCAACAATTCGGGAATGCCCTCCTGCAGCTCACAGTCCTCGAAGCCGCGGATGAAGCGCTCGGCGGCGTTGAGCGCCTTGTCCTTGTGCTGGACGTAGTCTTTGAGCGTGCTGGCCAGGGTGGCGTCGTTGTAGCCGGCCTCGTAGAGGCTGATCAGCTCGGCCACGATGTCGCGATATTTCGGTTTGGACATGGGTTTCCTATGCGAACGAGAAGAAGCTCCAGCGGCGCGGCCGGCGGAACCTCAGTTTGTGGGTCTTCATCAACTTCTGGATCTTGGCTTCGGCGGTGCGCGCCTCGACCTCGGTGAAGCCCCGATCGGTCGTGACCTCGGACAGCTTCAGGATCAGCAGCTTGGCCTTGTGGCGGCTCATAGTTCGTAGACTTCCTTCATGAGTTCGAGATAGCGGTTGGGCCGCGGGTGGATGTTGAAGCGCTCGGCGATCGCCGGCCCGTCGCAGTCGTAGAGGCGGGCCACGACGTTGCTCTCGCCCTTCTCGCAGGGCTGGTCGTGGCACAGCACCCAGTGGCTGTAGCGCTGGCTCCAAATGGCGCGGAGCTTCATCCCGGCTGGCCCGCAATATAGATGTAGACTGGACCACCGTTGGGGTGGCCAAGAAGGCCTATTCGGTTCCACTTGTTTAGTAGTTCGAGGAACGAACTACGTCCGACGTGGTTTGTTCTCTGGAACAACTCTTCGTCGGACAGGGACTTTGCCTCCCGGCTGATGATCGCGCCGTCGCGGACTATCACTCGGGTGAAGATGTGCGTGGTCATGCCAGGCGCTCCTTCAGCAGTTGGATGCTACGTTCCAACTGGTCCAGGAACTCGAATTGGTCGTGCCTGCTTGTTTCAGGCCGGAAGACAATTCGGACTTTGCCCAGCTCGCGCTGCCAGCCCAGGCTCTCGAGCGGCGTCCCTGCGATGAGGACTTTCATGAGGTGGTTTTCTCCAAAGGTGTCTGTTCGAACCAAAAAGGTCGGCGTGCGCCAGGTCGTGTCCTCGGTGGAGGTCGCGGCGGAGCATCTGCTTCAGTGGGAGAAGCGGGGACCGAAATGGCGGAAGGCAGTTGAAATGTGTTTGGCCGCGATTGAGGGTAAGGTTGAGCCCGACGATGTGGGCAAAGCCTTCAAAGCCGCGGCCGAGGAGTCGGGGATGTTGGAAGAGGATTGATGCAGACCGAGCGGCTAAAGTTCATCAAGCCCATGAAGCCTCTGCTCGTGCGGGAGCCGCCAGTGAGCGACGACTGGCTGCACGAGATCAAATATGACGGCTTCCGGGTTCAGCTGATCCTCGACTGGGCCGGCGCTCGTGCCTTCACGAGGAACGAGCACGACTGGTCGCGGCGGTTCTGGCCGGTGGTCGACGCGGCCGAGAAGCTGAAGGCCAAGTCGTTCATCCTCGACGGCGAGATGATCGCCCCTGAGCCTGACGGGCGGCCGAACTTCCTGCAGATGCATTCCCGCATGGCGTGGAATGCCGAACTGCTGGCCTATGTCGCCTTCGACATCCTGTATCTGGACGGCGAGGATCTTCGCGCCGTGCCCCTGATTGAGCGCAAGGCCAAGCTCTGGCAGCTGGTGAAGCCGGCGACCGGGATCATCCAGTATTCCCAGCACGTCGAGGGCGGCGGCGCAGATTTCTACGAGGCCGCCCAGCGGATGGGGCTGGAGGGGATCGTCTCGAAGCGTCGGGAGAGCCCCTACAAGAGCGGGGCGACCGACGCCTGGGTCAAGACGAAGTCGCCGAACTATCTCCGGCGCGAGCGGAAGCGAGCCGCTTAGCGGCCCTGGCGGCTTCCTTGGCGCCGGTCGCGCCGCGGTAGTCCTTCTTCCCGCCCTTGAGCAGGTTCTTGCCGATGTTCTTGGTCGTGACCGGCTTGCAGCGCTGGTAGAGGTGAGCGGTGTGGGTCATCATGAAATCCTATCGATTGAGTGGTTGCCCCAACCCTTGGCCTCCCAAGGATCGACGCCGGTGTGCTCGCGGATGTAGTCGGCGATCTGCCGCTGGTGGTTGCTGAGCGCGATGGTGAAGTGAGTTGCCGTGCTGATCGCCGTAGCGATGTGCTGTAGGCCGTTCAGGCCCCACCACATCGAGCAGCACAGGTCGTACAGCAGGGTCTCGTCGCCGGCCTCGCGCGCCTTCTCGCAGCGGGCGAACATCTTCCCGATGTAGAGGGCGGCAAAGGGCTCGACCTCCTCCGAAATGAAGGGGACTGCTTTCTGGATCTCGGCCTTCGTGATCACACCTTGTTCTCCATCCGTTCATAGTGTAGGAATTAATTCCATGCGCATCAGCCCACCCACTATCGAAGAGTTCGCGTTCCACATCGAGCTGTGGAGCGGCGACAATCTGCGAGTGGATGAGACGCTGGCGGTGGCGCGGAATATCCGCGTGGCGAAGGCCGCCTACGAGGAGGCGGTGCGGGGGCAGGAGGGCCGCATCGTGAAGCTACGACACGGCGCCCGAGTCATTCTCCCGTAAGTTTTGCCTTATCGAGCTCCCGGATGAGCCGGCGCGTTTCCTCGGCCTGCTCGCGCCAGCCGTCACCCAGCTTGAGGTCGGGATGACCTTGCTTGTCAGCTTCCCGGGCCGCGTCTAACTGGGCGGCCAATTCCCAGACCAGGCGAAATCGGATCTTGCCGAAATCATCACTGGTCAGGGTGACCTGGCGCATGGGGGTCATGTCTTTTCCTTGCGTTTGAGGCGCACCAACAGACGCAGATCGGCGATCGGCGGGCGTTTCTTGCCGGCGGTGAGCTTGCGCTGGATGCGGCCCTTGAGCTTGTGCTCCTTGCGGGTGAGCCTCAACTCTCCAGCTCGGTCTTGGCCGCGGCGTAGTGGAGCGGGAAGGCCCAGTCGTCCGGGAGGCCGGCCCACGAAACCCACATGCATTCGAGCGTCTCGCCCTCCTGCTTGACGGCGGAGTCATGGTGGATTGGCCCGTCGTAGCGGGCGATCACCAGGTTGTTGCCGTACTCGTCGGTGACGAGCTCTTGGACCTGTTCGATGAGCTCGGGCAGTTCCAAGACATAGCCCGTCTCCTCGGCCACCTCACGAGCACCGGCCTGCTGCCAGATCTCGCCTCGCATGTGGTAGCCGCCCGGCAGGCCGAGTTTGCCGGCGCCGGGTTCGTTGGCACGGCGGATCACCAGCAGCGAGCCCGTGTGCCGGACCAGCATGACGACCACGGTCGGGGTGTTGTCGAATAGCGGGCGCCCGTCCTTGGTGTGGGCGATGGGTTGGTCGGTCATGCGTTCTCCTTGATGATGGCCTCGTACTCGCCGGGGCTGTGTTCGCGCAGGAAGGCCAGGGCCTGTTGGTGGAGCGGCGAGCCGGTCTGAGCCTTGGCGTGGACGTGGCGCCAGGCGTCGACGTCGCGAGTCTCGCCGGTGAAGATGTCGCTGTCGTCCAGTGCTTGGAGTTGGAACTCGCGATCGCCGTTCTCATTCGAGATCGAGCCCGAGGCCTCGAAGATGTCCCAGCCCTCGGCCTGGGCGTCAGACTGATGTTCGGGAAGCCACTCGGTCATCACCAGTTCCTCCCAGTGGTCATCCAGCGGGCGATGTGCCAGGCCAGGGCACCGAGGGTGAGCAGCGCGATGAAGAAGGCGACCGAGATCGGCAGGCCTTGGCGTATCGCCCAGCCGGTGATCGGCGGCGCCCAGATCCCGATGGCGAGGACCAGCGCGAAGTAGAAGAGACCCCTCATAGGCGGATCTCCTTCACCTTGGCGTCCGGGTCACGGCGCGGGGCCTGGCGGGTGTAGGTGTAGATGCCGTGGTCGTAGGCAACCATCACCGCCCGGGCGAGATCGAACTCGGTGTTGTTGTAGCGCTGGTAGGGGAACTCGCCCGAGACCATGCGGGAGAAGTCGTTGAAGCGCACGACCTGCGCGGCCTCGTCGAAGACGGCGCGGATGATCTGGCCGTCCTTCTGGTAGAGGCGCATGGTGTTGAAGGTGAGATCGGTGGTGCTCATTTGAGGGCCTCGCACTGGGCGGTGAGGTTTGAGTATTCCATCAGGTTGCGATCGATCGACGCGACATCCATCAGGAACGCCAGCTGGTGGGTGATCAGCCGGATGGCGGGGTCGGTGCGCTGGTCGACACCCTCGGCGAGGCACTCTTTGCACGCCTCGTGCAGGGTGAGCGCAATGCCAGATGGATTGCACGCGCCTTGCTGGATCAGCAGGGCGTTCTCGAAGCGATTTCTCATGATGATCTCCGGGAGGCGGTCCCAACCATCCACGCCCCGGTGCAGGTGCGACACCGGGCCAACATGCGTTGCCGTTAAGTGGATGGTTGGGTGGACCGCGGGAGGAGAGCGGTGCACCTGAAACTGGGAGGGTTACGGCAGCTTGTCCGCAATCCTGTGGAGGTGGTTCGCGAGATCGCGAAGGGTGTTGTGGTCCCGCGGGAGGATGACCTGGCTACGGCCGGGGGTGTTCAGGTTCTCCAGCACGACGAAATCGTGGACCGACTGGACGCTGACGCCGGTCGCCTTGAAGTGGCCGTTCTGGCCGAGGCCGGTGGGCGCGGAGCGGGCGGGGAAGGGGATGAGGACGTTCATGCCATCAGCTCCGTCAGGAAGGCGTAGGCCTCATCGACGAGCGCCGGCAGATCGTCTCCCACGACACACCACGGGCCGTTCGCGCCGTCACGGGTGGGCAGCTGCCCCTCGTCGAAAGGCTCAACGGCCATGAAAGCGCCGGCGTGATCCGTGTTGAGGCGTGGGTCGCGGTCGCCGACAGTCCAGCCGTGCGACCGCAGGAAGGATATCTTGTCGGCTGTGGTCATGCTGCGTTCCTCGTGACGTCCAGGACGTAGTCCTGATGCAGGGGCGGGAGCAGCTCGGCCTCGAGCTGCTTGAAGCGGTTGCCGTCGACCTCCTCGGAGCGCCAGATCAGGAACCGGGCGAACTGGCAGGGCCGGCAGATGATCACCTGCTCGGTGCGCACCGCGTTGTAGGCCTCGGTCAGGGTCAGGCCGAAGGCGCGCTTGGCCGCCCTGGCATTGGCGGCGTGGTTCTTGTCGACGTCGCTGAGCTTGAAGCGGACGCGGTCACCGGTCATGGCGGGCTCCTGGATGGGATGGGGCCCGGGCGGTGCCCGGGCCGGGTTGGGTTGGCTACTTGTTGGCTTCCATGAACGGCACGGTGCCGTTCGGCAGCACGGTGGTGGGCAAGGTGCCGTTCCAGCGTTCGGCCTTGGTCAGATCGATGATGAGCGGGTTGTTGGCCAGAGCCGAGGATCGGGCCTTGATCGCATCCGCTTCGGCATCGCCCTGGACCTTCGTGGCGTAGGCCTTGGCGTCAGCTTCGGCCTTCACGGAGTCAGCGCGGCCCTTGGCCTGGGCGACGGCGATCTCGGCCTTCACCTTTTCCTGCTCGTAGATCTGCTTCTGCTTCTGGACCTCGACCTCAGCCGTCATTCGAGCTTCGATGGTGGCCTCGTAGGCATCCGAGAAGTCGATGTTCTTGATCTGCACGGAGTCGACCACGATCGGCCCGATGGTGCCTTGGATCACCGCGTCGGCGATCTCGCGATTGAGCTCGGCGCGCTTCTGGATGGCGAGGACCGCCGTGTATTTGCCGAAGACCGTCTTCACGCTCTGGGGCACCGTCTGTTCGATGGTGCGCGAGACCAGCCCGTCCACGCTGCCGTAGTTCTGGTAGACGTTCTCCACCTGGCCGTCCGGGATGTGATAGATCACCGACACGGCAAGGTTGGCGGTCTGCTGGTCCGACGAATAGGACGGCAGCGCGCTCTCGCCCTCCCATGTCAGCGCGTTCTGCCGGGTGGTGATCTTCACGACCGACTGGAAGAACGGCGTTTTGAAGTGCAAGCCTGGTTCGGAGGTCGCGGTGTAGGCGCCGTTGGTGAGCAGGATACCGCGCTGGCCCTGGTCGACGGTGTAGAAGGAGGAAAAGCCGAGGATGAGGGCGCCGGCAATGGCGGCGCCCAGGGCAATGAGAGACTTCATGTAATGGTTGGTCCTTGTTGAGGTTGGAGGTGGGTAGTTCGGTTTCGGGTCAGTCGAACCTGACCGTCACGTCCTTGAGGAGACCCTGGCACACCACACCGGAGACGGGTTTGCCGTCCGCTCCGGTGCCAGTGAAGGTCGAGGAGAAGTGGTCGTTCTTGCTGCAGGCGAACCAGGCGTAGCCGCCGAACCTCACGTCGTGGATGCCCACGGCGTTGAGGGCACGGGTGGCAGCGCCATGGTCGGCGTCACAGCCGCCCAGGCCGGCTGTGACGAGGCTAAGGACCACGATGCAGACGCCGGCGATTAGGCCGAGCGCCTCTGGCTTGCCGTCATTCATGCTGCCTTCTCCATGGGTTCGTACCCGTCGCAGAACCATTCGGGGACGCGGCTGTCATCCTGCCAGTTGGCGCCGTAGGCCTCGTCGACGTATTCCTGGAGGTCAGCGGGATCGACGCCCATGTTTTCCAGCACGTCGGCGATGACGTCTGGGTAGTCCTTGCATAGGTCCAGGAGCGAGCGTCTCCGCATGTCGTAGGACTTCTTGGCCGCGGTCTTCCACGAGCGGGGCGAATAGTAGCGATCGTCCTCCTCATCGACCTCGGATGGATCTCGCGAGATCGGGAGAGCGGCCCAGTCAACGTTCAGCAGCTTGTTGCGGAGCTCGATCAGGAACGGGACGTCCTGCTGCTCGCGGGTGGTGTGCTGCCCACGGTAGCCGACCGACACATTGGTGCATTCCGGGATCAGGTGGGAATACTCGGCCGTGTCGGTGTAGACGCCCCAGGAGGAGGGCTTGAAGCCGCCCAGCTGGTCGCCCAGGGCCTGGGCGAACTTGTCGGAGCACGTCCGGCCCGGGCTCTGGTGGGTGATGATGTCCTCGTAGTCCTGCCGATCAAAGGCGATCGCCGCCTCGAACTCGCGCAGGAAGTTCGGACACTCGTCGGCCAGGGCGCGCGACCCGATGCATCCGCTCTCCTCGCCGTGGTGGATGAGGTAGAAGCCTGGGATGTCGGCCTTGATCATTTCGGTCATGAGCCAGATGCCGGCCGTGTCGTCGGCGCCGAGACAGTTCGAGCCCTCGCGGATCGCCCGCTTGGAGAGCTTGAGGATGCCGTCGCGGTAGTCGAGCGTCTGGATGCCCTCCTTGCGGTGGACGGTGTCGACATGCGACGAGAACATGATCGTGGAGGGCTTGTCCCCCACGAGCAGGTAGAGGTTCAGTTGCTCGTCACGTTTGAAGCCCAGGGGCGTCAGGTAGGTGTCGATGAACCTCTGCTCCGTAAGGGAGCCTCGGGGGCGCCGATACTGGAACATTTCGAGGATCATGCGCTCGTCGGCTGACAGCTTGTTCATTGTGATGGTCCTTTTGTTGGCTTAGGCTGCGAGCCGATCGGGCGCGGTGGTGGAGGTCTGGGCGATCTCAACGTCCTCGTCGCGGAGGAAGTCGCGGAGATCCGGGAAGGACTCGGTGCTGATGTAGCGACCGTCGCTCAGGCGGATGCGGCGGGACATGTCGAGGTCCCACTTGTCCGAGTAAGCACAGTGGAAGCCTTCGCGGCGAGCATAGTGTATTGAGACAGACTCGTCGTCGACCGTCTCAACTATATCCTCGTTGGCGACGTACTCATCCTCGTATTCACAGTATGTGAAGTGCTCGGATGCATACGACTGGCAGTATTCCTCGTCTCCTACAGTAACGCGATGGTCATTACTGTAGACTTCGCCGGTTCCGTCACAGCGGAAGTAGTTACGGTCAAAGCAACGATCGCAGATACTGGCGCCGTTCGCAGTGATGTAACCTTCCTCGTCGCTGTCGTAGTCACGGGCGCAGTCGTCGCATTCCGTGTCTTCGTCGTCGTAGCTCAACCCGTTGGTGTTGCGCAGGTTGACGCTGCCCGAGTAGGACAGAACTAGGTAGGTGCCGTCGTCCTCCGCCTCGTCGGCCACGTCGCAATAAGGCACAACAAAGCCCCGGCCGTATTCGATGCGCTGGATGCGGGCGCTGTGGAAGTCTGAGGCGTAGCCTTCCTTGTAGCCGGCGTTGATCAGGGCCGCTTCGAGGCGCGGGCCGTCGCCGTACCATTTGGCGTAGTAGAGCTTGCGCTCGGGCCACACCAGGCACCGCGCGTCGATGTTGTCGATCGGGCCGATATAGGCGATGCCGAGATCAGGGCCGGCGTAGACGCGGGCCGGGTGGCAGGACCCAGACCAGCCGCCCTGGCCGAAGTGCATGCAGGAACCCAGATAGGCGCCGCGGTAGATCTGCACGATCTCATCCGCGTCCTGGGTGATGTGGACCTCGCGGACGGCATAGTAGGTCGACCACTCGAGCGCGGCCTCGTGGATCTCCTCCTCGCTCAGCACATCGGCGAAGAACTTCTTCAGGTATTTGCCGGGCTTGATGGGCGTGCGGATGTCGCGGGCACGCTTCTCGGGCGTCTGGAAGTAGGCGAGCAGACCCTTGGTGGTTTCGCTCGGCGCCGGGAAGTGCTCGATCCAGCGCATGACGTTGTCGCGGAACCAGCGGTGCTTGTACCAGGGCAGATCGTCGATGCTGGTGATGTAGCGGTTGCGGAGCTCCGGGTGGTAATCGTGCGGCCGGACGGACAGCATGTGGATATGGCTGTTTGGCCAGGAGCGCGTGGCGACCTCGGGCTTGAGGTTGGAGGCGTAGTCGTAGACCAGGGACCAGGACTTGTCGGCATGGACGATCAGGGCGATCGCATACATGTCGAAGTCGAAGTCCAGGCGCAGACCCTCGGTCTCGACGGTGCGGGTGACCCGCGGCTGAATTTCGGTGATGGCGGGCGCAGGTTCTCGCGGGCGCACCACCTCCTTGGTGATCTCGTCCATTTCGCTCTCCAGTGGTGGGGGTGGGAAACAAAAAGGCCCTCGCCGGTGGGCGAGGGCCTTGGGGTGCTTCACTCACGCAGAAGCTGCTCGGTCTCCATTCAGGCTGGAGACGACACCCGCGTTTAAGGTCGGCGAAGACCCGCGTCAGCGAGGATTAAGGGCTCACCCAGGGGTGGCCCTAGCGGTCATAGGAATGACTGGTGGTTCCGGTGCGCCATATGCAGCCCGGATGGGCGAGGGATCAGATGGGGGCGCTATGTCTTGCCCTTAGTGGGCTCAGATGGTGTGGTGCCTGGGCTTGGTTACAACGTCACGGTCATGGTTGCCTCCTGCGTTGGCTCCAGGGTGGGGAGCTGTGGGATCGAACTAGAGAAGGGCGATGTGCGCCACGAGGTGCGTGGGCGGCGTGGTGCTGAGGTCGGTGAACCCGCACCAGTATTCGTTGCCGACCCTGACGAAGGTCGCGGCGATGTCGCCGGTCAGGCGCTCCGACATGCGGAAGCCTCCGGCGCAGTAGCGCGGCGGCAGGAGATCCTCGAACTCACGATAGGTCTCGTGGTCGATCTTCCAGAACTTGCCGAGCATCGAGGCCGGTGTGGTGCCGGTGCGCTGCCAGAGGTTGAGGTTCCGGTAGTGCTGATCCCGGTCACCCTGGGCGCTAGGTAGCTGTTGCATTGGGGCGGTCCCATGTGAGGTCGAAGACGTTGACGAAATATTCGGTCCCCTGATCGGGGTGACCTTCGGGGTGGACGTAGACGCGGTTCCTGCCGTTCTTCGCCCATCCGGTGACGATGTAGGGCTCGCCGCGGAATGAGATGACCTTGTCGCCTACGCGGACAAGTCGGCCGTCCGGGTGGAAAAGGTGGCGGTTAAGGCTCTGGGTGCGATCCATTGATCGAAAGTCCTCTGTGCGTCTTCGTTGGTCATGCGTCCGTCCAGCGTGCGGATGTCGGCCATGAGTGGGGCCAGGCACCAGTCGCAGTCCTCCTCCAGCAGGAAGAACTCGAAGTCCTCCCGGTTGCAGAGTTGGGCATGCGTCACTTTGAACGAGCGACGGCGATAGGGGTGGTTGACGGCCTTGCCGTAGTCCTCGGCCTGCTCGGGGTCGACGTAGCGACGGATGCGGGCATACTCATCATGGGCGAGGCAGCGGGCGTCGATGACGAAGCCCCCGTGCGAGGAGCACGAGAAGTAGAAGGCCCCGTTGCGGTTGGTGCGGGTGGAATGGGTGCCGCCGGTGCCCCAGACGGCTTCCGCGATTGAGCGGGCTTGGGAGTGGGTGAGCATGATGCTCTCCTGAAAGGGGTGGCGGTCGTGCGGGGTGGTAAGGCCCGGGCCCGGGAGGTCAGAGGGCACGACACGACCGCCTGCGCCTCGCGGTGACCCGGGCAAGGGTCAGGGCGAGAGCGGGTTGCAGTTGCTGTTGCTGTTGCTTGGGTGGACTAGGCGGTGGCGCGGCGCTTCAGGATCTCGGCCACGATCTCGGGCCGGTAGAACTCGTTGAGCTCGTCCTCGTCCACGGTCTCCTCGGCCACCAGCATCTGGATTTCTTCCAGCTCACGGTCGTTGAACTGGACCAGCGTGGGGTCACGGGGGTCGCGCCATGTCTGCTTGGGGGCGTCGTCGTATTTCAGCTGGCGCTCGATGATCACGCGCCAGTGGGTGGGCTCGATACAGCGGGGCTCGTAGCAGTCCGGCTTGATTGAAATGTTGTCGTGGCCCACTAAGTCCAGCAGGACTCGGGCCGGGTTGCCGACGTGGTGCATGTGGGGCTTACCGCGGTGCATCGGACCATCCCAGATCAGGTGGGCGCCGTCGCGGTGGGAGCATTTAGCCACGCGCTCGTGAGGTGGGGTCTTCGGTCTGGCCATGGGTGCTCATGTAGGCAGACGGAATAAGGCTAGCAGTAGGAGTGTCACTTCCCCAGAACAAATATTTTTAAATTACTCTAGTACTAAGTTTTGTACGTGTGTCCTGAGTTAAACTTATTCCGCTAGCCTTATTCCTCCTAATGCGATGGGGAAGAGGAAAAGAAAATAGTACTTAATATAAGGGGAAGACGCCCTAGCAAAATCAAGGCCTTAGTCCCAGTTCCTCACCTAGTGCTTGATGTCGACGACTTCGAGCACTCTCCCGGCTGGCCGGCGAACCCTGGCCTCGTCGAGGAAACGGATGGCTTCGAGCCGGTTTCGCTCTATGGCTTCGAGCCGCTGCTCGACCTTGGCCGGCAGGTAATAGGGGTGCTGCATCATGTCGGTCCTCCTCGAATTTGGGCCAAATCTTACGCCGTAAGGCTAAGAGCCCGGCGATGTGAGCGCGCGGCGAAAATTCTTGGTGGAGCGCCGAGTTGGCCCGCGCCTGCGCCACCTCCACCCCAACTCCAAACTCACTTCCACACGCTGACGCTGTACCAGCGGCTAGCCACAACCATAACTAGGCGCAGGCGCACTCACTCACTGGGGACGCACACGATCTCGCGCCACCCCTTCGGGATGTGGCCCTCGGCTGCCTTCCACGCGGCCACGCAGTCGGCGCCGGCCGCCACAACCTGGCCGTCGACCACGAGCGCATAGAGCCCCTGTGGCTGCGGGTGTTGCGGCGAGATCCAGTTGACGAGCGCGGCCAGCGCGCTGCCGGCGATGGCAATGCGGATCATTGGATTTCCCCTTCGAAAAAGACACGCAGATCGGAGAGCTCGCACCCTTGCGATCGGGCGAGCTTCTCGGCTTCGACTTCACAGTGCAGGGCCGTGCCCTTCACCCGCGCCAGCACCTGGCCCGTGAGGCGATCCTCGATCAGGAACGCGGTCTCGACCCCACGCTGATCCTGCGGCGTGTACAGCCGCTTGGCGTTGCGTCGGACGGGGGCCTGGTGCTGGCGCGACGGGCGAGCGGATATGCGCTGAAGCGCCTCCCGCTCGTGAGCCGTGCATCCGCGGACGCGCTCCTTCGAGAGCGCGTTCCAGACGCGGTGCTCCGGCTCAGCCATGGAATGAGCCTGCGTAAAGCCATCCTCCCGCACGAGCACGACGTGCGCCAGACGCTGGCCAAGACGGGGTTTTTGCGTCAGGTCCGGGAGGACACGCATTCTCATTCTCCATGAATTTTTTGGGCCGTAGTGGGCGCGCTAATTGATTGATTGCGCGCGCCTTATGCGCGGACGCGCATGAGGGAGGCCCGCCCCACGAGGGGGCGGGGTGGGAAGGGGCTGTTAGGCCGCCTTCCTCTTCGCTTCGCCCTCGGCCTTGGCCTTGGCGAGCTCTGCCGCCGGGTCGAAGTCGACCTTGCCGTCGCCCTTGGCCTCGGCGCTGGCCTTGGCGGCCATGGCCAGCTGGATGTGGCCATTCAGCCATTCGGCGAATTGCATGGCCTGCTCCAGAGTGAGCGCGCTTGCCGCGTGCTTCAGCCCGACCAGCGGATCAACCGGGTTAAGCTCGGCCTCCCGCTTGGCCTTCTCCTCGGCCTCCGCCTCGGCCTTGGCCTTCTCCTCGGCTTCCGCCTTGGCCTTGGCCTCCGCTTCGGCCTTGGCCTCCGCTTCCGCCTTGGCCTCCGCCTCATCCACAACCGGCTTCACCGGCAGGTGGCAGAGCTCTTCATAGTCCTTCATGTTGGACACTTCGAGCGCCAGCTTGTGCGCCTCCAGACATTCAGAGGCGAACTTGATGGCCTCATCCAAGTCCAAGGTCTTCGCGTGCTCCCGCTTCTCCAGCGGGAAGCCTTCCGCATAGGACTTCGTGGCGATCCGCCATGCGTTGCGGAAGGTGGAAGTCGGCGCGGCCTGTCCGAAGACCTTGGCCTCCAGCGCCTTGCGCGCCGTCGCTCCAGAGGAGCGGCCCATCGCCAGCCAGCAACAGCTGACATAGTAGCCGCCATGCGTTTTCGTTTCGAGGTCGACCATGCGGCCGACAATGCCGTTCAACGTGTAGCCCGTTGCCATTTCGCTCTCCGTTTTGCTCAATTGAGCAAGTTGTTGATCAGGCGCATCTTCCCCGTCCCTTGCCCTTCCGGGCTTGGCCTTGCTCGATTGAGCAACTTTCGGTTCGGACATGGCTCCGCCTCGGCCTCCCGAGGGAGGCCTCGCGGGGGAGCCCCGCCATCAGCAGCAACTCACTGCCGATAACTAAGAATAACCCACCATATCCCCAGAACAATGGAAGGGGTACACGATATTCCTAGGATTTCCTTGGCTCGACGCCGGGAATGGACCGACATATACTGCAAAAAATTTTTCGGATTTTTGAGTAATATTACTCCAAACAGAAAGGGCGCCCCGAAGAGCGCCCTTTCATCTCGCGTCTTCTTGACCAAAACCCTAGTCCGAACCCGGGGCAGCGGTCAAACGCGTTACTATAGGATAAGTGGATTTTAGTTCACGGAGGCCCTCGGCGGCGAAACCAGCTCCGGCAGGATGTCCTGAACGACGCTGCTCATGGCGTGGAGGATGATCTTCCCCTCCTTCTCACCATAGTGGTCGGCCAGCAGCATGCCCGCCACCTGGAGCAGACGCGCCGCCCGGTTCTCGACGGTGACCTGATCGGCCCAGGTGCTAGTCAGCTCCTCGACCGCGTGTTGAAATTGCTGAACTGCCTGCATCAATGTGTTCCTTTCGGTATGTTGGGCATGCGGGCATGCAGATCCGCACACGTCTTTTTCATCAGCTCCATCGCCTGGTCCTGGGCCATCGTCTCCAGCAGAAACTCGGCCACCACCTGCAGGGTGACCTCGGCAATCTGCTTGATGGCCACCCCAGCCTGGCGCGCGATGTCCATGTGATCGGCCACCGCGTCCACCAGCAGATCCAGGTCGTCCTGGTGCTCACTCATAGGAGGTCCATTTCTCGTATTCCCACCACTCGTCAGCATCGACAGTTATCACTTCTTCGAGCCCACAACTGTGACGTAGTTGTAGACGATGTCGGTGCCCCCACTCCGGATCTCGCGCAGCTGTTCGAACCTGAAGGCGCCGGCCAGCTCCTTCATCAATGCGTGAAATCTCGTCCGGGGCACACGCATCACACCCCCCGCCATTGCGCAGAAGGCCCAGTATTCGTCGAAAAGGAGATCCCCCGTAGTGCGGGTCTTGGAAGGAGACAGGCCCTCGTGCTCGCGCACGCCCACCTTGAGACGAGGGCTTTGGGATAAAAAATAACGGACCGAATTGTTCTGGTTCGCCATGTCGTCGATCACCACCCGGTGGGAGGAGGGCAAGGTGTAGTCCTTGTTCGCCTTCAGCCGAGCCAGGCCCTGGAGCGCCCAGGCGACGATCTGCTCGCGCTCGGCCGCCAGGATGATCTGGTCGATGTCGATGACCTTCTTCTCGTCCGGGATGCGCCGCGGAAACTCCAGGAACAGCCAGCGACGGTTGAAGCCGTCCGATGTGTCCTTGGTCTTGGGCGAGTGATTGGACGCGAACCACTGCGCCGCCGTGGGGTGGACGTCGAACGGCGTCTGGTTCTTGTGCTGGACGGTGATCTGCTCGCCGCAGACGATCTGCTTGAAGATCTCGCCGGCGATCTCTCGCTTCTCCGAGATCTCGCCCGCGAAGTTGACCAGCTTGTCGGCCATCTGCGCCGGCAGGAACTTGTCGTGCCAGTCGGTCGGAGGGATCGCGGAATAGCTCCCATGGGGCACCAGGCCCTTGAGGATCTCCAGGATGCGGCTCTTGCCGCTGTGTGCTTGGCCGATCAGGCAGAACGCTCGCTGGAAACGTGGTGCAACTCCCATTAGCGTTACAGCAAGAGCCTCCTGGAGCGCCATCACTTTGTCACCATAGTCCGGGTCCTCGCCCCAGCAGTCGTCCAGCATCTGCAGGAAGAGCGGGCAGCGGCTGTCCTCCTGGTACCGATAGGGCAGCACGTAGGTGCAGCCATACTCCGGCGAGTGCGGCTTCAGCACCATGTCCTCGGTCAGGAAGCCGTTGGCGAAGTTCACGCCGATCAGCGCCACGGACTTGAGCTCACCGGCCAGCCGGTTGGCCATCAGCTTCACGATCTGGGAGATGTCGGAGTAGCGCCGGCACGCCGGCAGGTTCGAATACTCGTCCGAGATGTGCTTGACGAAGTCGTTCGGGTCGACGATCTGCCAGCACGCGCCCTTCCACTGCCAGAACTGGCCCTGGTGGTGCTTCAGCTGGCCGAACTCCTGCATGTCCTTGATCGCGGCCTTGGCGATCTCGGTGTGGTCGGTGCCGTTGATCTCGCCGGCGCGCAGCTTTTGGAGCTCCTTGCGCAGCGTGCCGACCGTGTAGACGCCCTTGGACGCCGACACGATGAACTTCAGGATGCGCTCCTCGTCCAGCGACTTGAGCTCGGTGTTGCGCGCGATGCGATCGAGCGCGAACTCGACGGCGCGCGTCCAGCCGGCCGTGTCGGGCGTCACATGGCGCTCGAACTCGACGACCAGGTGGTCGACGATCCGCTCGGCGCCCCATGCCTCGTTCTCCTCGGTGATGACGAGTCCGAGCTTCTCCTTCTCCTCGGCCGTCAGCCCGTCGTCCCAGCCTTCGGGCAGCGCGCGGCGCTTCTCGCCGGTGACGTCGCGCATCAGGAAGTCGACGACCTTGGTCTGCGCCTTGCCGATGTCGACCCCGTCGCCGGCCACCTTCTCGGTGTAGCCCTCGACCCACGCCTTCATCTCGCCCATGGCCTCGACCAGGGTCCGCTCGCCGCGGGTCACGGCCCGGGCGAGAAGCCCGGCGTTGAAGACGAGCGCGTTGTCGCGCGCGCCGGCCGGCACGAAGGAGGTGATCTTGGTGTTGCCCGACGACGAGAGCTCAAAGCCCTCGGCCTTCAGGGCTTCCCGTAGGAGCACTTCCACGTTCTTCGGCAGCGCGGGGAGGGCACCGATGACGTCGGTCAGGTCGCAATTGGCCGAATAGGCCTTGCCCGTGTCCGGGTGGATCGACGGAGGCAGCACGATCTGCGTGCCCTTGGACAGACACTCGAGCAGCATCTGGCCCGCGCCGTCCTTGATGCGGAAGGTGCGCTCGCCCTCGAACCGGAACGCCAGGACGGCGCCCTTACGACCGACGCGGCGCCACGGAGAGGCCGGCAGGAGCTGTTCGACGATGCGCTGGACCCTCGGGTCCTCGCTGTCGATGTCGATCGCCACGACGCCGGAGGCCGCGCCCATCGGCAGACCGATGTTGCCGGTGCCCTTGAAGCGCAGCCACTCGTGTTGCTCGCGCTCGGTCGGCATCCGGTCGGCGAAAACCTGCCAGGCGTCGATCCACGGGTTCTTGAAACCGACCCTCAGAGGGATCGCGGGCTTGCCCAGGGCCCAATATTTGGGGGCTTCGGAGGCAAAAATACCGGTCATGCGAGCTCCTTGACGCGCTCTTTCAGCGCCTGGATCTGGTCCTTCGTGCAGATTTCGGTCAGGAAACCCATGATTTTGGCCTGAAAATCGGCCATTTCCTTCATCGTCCAGACCTTTTCGCGCGCTGCGACCAGCTTCTCGACGAGGCCGGCGCGCGCCTTGGCGACCTGCAATTTTTCGCTGTGATCGGCATTTCCGAGGCCATCGACCAGCTTTTTCAGGTCGGCCAGGACGACAACAATCTCCTGCTCGACGTATTCAAGGCGGTCGGTCTCGCCGTCGAAGGTCGGGATCTCGGCCGCACTACCGCGGCTGGTGAGCTCCTTCAAGAAATCGCGGATGTTTTCGGGGTAGGGGGAGGTATCGAGGTAGGCCGGGTTGTCCTTCATCGACTGAAGAACCACCCGCAGCTGGAGGACAACGGCCTCCGGCAGTGTGGGATAGAAGGGTTGCATAAGGTACTCCGGGTTCGGACACCTCATGTGGGGGCGAATTTTTGAACATCGACCCCGATACTCTAGGACAAGAAGGAAGAAATTCGGAAACAACAGGCCGATATTACCCACATGAGCCTGTTTGCGGACTTCTACACTCGTCTTGCACAAAAATTCCCGGAAGACGGGACAGAAATGTCCATGTCCGACTTCATCTGCGCGAACACCACGCTGCGGAAGAAGCCGTTCTCGCTCAAGGGCTACGAGTTCCAGCGCGCCATCATCGACGACCTACACCTCAACCTCTCGGTCATCAAATGCTCGCAGGTGGGCCTGACCGAGGTTCAGATCCGCAAATTCCTGAGCTTCCTGAAGCGCACCAACGGCGTCAACGGCATCTTCAGCCTGCCCAACGACGAAATGTACAAGCGCGTCAGCCAGACCCGCATCAAGCCGATCATCGACGAGGACCAGGTCTTCAACCAGCACGACCCGTCGAAGAAGCCGGTGCGCTCCATGGCGCTCTACCAGATCGACGACAGCTTCGGCTTCATCACCGGCGGCAAGGAAGGTGACGCGACCTCGATCAATGCCGACGTCATGTTCAACGACGAGTTCGACCTGACCGACCAGGAGATCCTGGCGCTCTACGGCTCGCGCCTGCAGGGCTCCGACATCAGGATGCGCCAGGGCTTCTCGACGCCGACCTTCGAGGGCTACGGGATCGACTCCTCCTACAAGGCCTCCGACCAGCACGAATACCTATGCCGGTGCGGCTGCGGGCACTGGAACCTACCGGTCTTCAATCCGAAATTCATCCGCCTGCCGGGCCTCTCCTCGGACATCAACGATCTCAGCGAGATCGACACCGACATGGCGGCCAAGATCGACTTCGACGACAGCTACGTCATGTGCGAGCACTGCGGCCGCGCGCTCGACCTGGGCGAGCCCAGCATCCGCGAGTGGGTGCCTCGCCACCCTGGCCGGCTCGGCCGCGGCTACTGGGTCAGGCCGTTCGCAACACCCCGTCTTTCCGTCCGCTACATCGTCACCGAGCTGCTCGACTACAAGCGGAAGAACTCGATGCGCCGCTGGTACAACACCGTGCTCGGCGAACCCTACAACGACGCGAATGCCCGCCTCTCCATCCCGGAGATCGAGGCCGTCATGAAAGGCGAAGGAGCCGTAGATGTACCCTTGGGATCTCCAGTGGCTGTGGGTGTGGACGTCGGTCAGACCTGTCATGTTGTCGTGGCTCATCTGGGACTATCGGTACCGGTTGTTTTTAAATGGCTGCAGGTTCCATCAGGGGAGCTGAAGGAGACACTGGCAGAGCTCCAGGCCAACTACCGGGTTGTCGCCGGCGCCATGGACCTTAACCCCTATGCGCCCACCGCCAGGGAGATCCACGCCGAGTCCAAGGGCGTCATCGTGCCCGTTGAATATGCGACGAGCCTCAAGGCGGCGCCCGTGACGCTCGTCAAGGACGAGATGGACAACATCACACACGTCTCGTCCAACCGCACGCAGATCATCGACAAGGTCGTGGGCGCAATCCGCGGCCACTCGATCGCCTTCGCTGGCTATGGCAACAAGAAGCTGATCATTCAAACCCACCTGCAGGACATGGTGCGCGTCGAGCTGCCGGAACAGCCGGCCAAATGGGTCAAGCTCACCGGCGACGACCACTTCTTCCACGCGCTCGGCTACCTGCTCCACAGTCTGCGCGTCCACACCTACATCGAGAGCCAGGTCGAGCAGGAGGAGCGGCAGATGTCGATGCTCTTTGGCCTGGTCCAATCAGTGCAGCAAAACGAGGCAGGGCTGAACTACAAGACCCGCATTCGGACCCCATCTCTGTTGGGTCTCGGATAGGGGAGCCCTATGGCCAAACTCAACATCGTTCTCGGCTTTGCCGAAGCCCAACCCGCCGGCATGAAGCCGGTCATGAGCGACGACGTTGTCGACGTCCAGACGCTCGACGTTACACCCTCCAACCAGGTCTCCGACATCATGTCTGACAAGACCGACCAGGTGTGGATGCTGACCGCGATCGGAGGCGACGTCTGGGTCGCGTTCGGCAAGGAGCCGATCGCAGCCGTGGGAGACAGCATCCCACTGATGGCAGGCGTGCCCTACACCTTCTCCGCAACCCCGACCTTCACTGTGGCGGCGATCTCGGAATGATGCGTCTTGGCCTGGGCCTCGGCCTCACGGCCACTGCAATTGCGACCGGGGTGGTGGCACCCCCGCCGGTCGCGCCTGTCTTCCTGCCGACGCTCACCACGGCCCCATCGCTGGTGCTTGGCACCACCCGGCTGGTCGAGGCCTATTCCGGCCCCGCGGTGCGCGTCCAGCGCGTGTCCGACGACGCCGAGCAGGACATTGGCTTTACCTCGAAATATCTCAGCAAGAGCGCGGCCGACGCCTTCCGGGGCGTGAGCGACCTGGGCGTCAAGACCTGGTACGATCAGAGCGGCAATGGCTTCCACCAGGCGCAGGCCGCCAAGGTCAACCAGCCTGGTCTGTACGCGAACGCCTCCTATAACGGTGCGCCTGCGATTTCATTCGACAGTTCCCCGCTGGCAGTCGGCGTTCGCTCCAAGTTCATGGCCAACACGGCTGGACCGACCATCGCCAAGGAGGCCTTTACCGAGTTCTATCTGATCGTTCCGTCATTCTCGTTCAACGACAACTACTTCGGCTCGCACCCAGCCGATGCCACCACGGTGTCGCTGTACACGCGGACGACCAACGTCGGCCTGCTGGGCAACAACACGTCTCCCTACCTCGACCAGCGAACTGGCATGAAGCGTCCACCGCCGATCATCCCTCACGTCCTGCGCTGGCGCGGTGGGCCATCAGGGAAGCAGTTTGGCGTCAACGGTAATACCTTCACGGTGAACACGGCACCTGCCGCCGGGAACGTCACAGGCTTTGGCTTAGGTCGCTGGAACAACACCATCCCAAGCTCCTACGACGGCGAGTTCGATATCATCGCCTACGTCTGCTACCCGGCAGCACTTTCGGATGCTGATTGCGTTCTCGTTGAGACGGCCCTCAAGGCCCAGTGCGGCGTGGTCACCAACCAGTCCGTCAAGATCATCTTCGACGGTGACAGCCGCACGGAAGGCTCAGGCAACTCCCAGAACCGGACGTGGCCTAAGAAGCTCCTGGCTTCGATCTCCACGCCGGTCTACGCAACGAACATGGGCGTCGGCGGTCAGACCCTCAACACCATGTCGACCAACGTCGCAGCCCGGGTGGCCTCTCAGTACGACGCCTCGTTCGCCAAGAACCTAGTGGTCCTGGGTGGCCCTGGCATCAACGACTTCACGGCTGGTGCGACGGCGGCACAAGTTCAAGGGTACATGACGACCTATGCTGCTGGCCTCAACGCCGGTCAGACCCTCGTGGTCGCCACGGTCCCCCTCCGCTCGACCGAAACCGTTGGCCCGCGCCAAGCCTACAACACATGGCTCCGCGCCAACTACGCCTCGCTCAAGGCTGGCACGATCCTCGTAGATCTTGATGCGATCCCAGAGTTCGCGACTTACTCGACGACGTACTGGATCGACATCGTCCATTTCAACGACGCGGGACAGCAGCTTTGGGCTAACGCCTTCAAGCCTGTCATTGAGGCCCTGATCGCAGCGTAGGGGTGTGCATCACCGTGCATCGCGCCTCGGTGGGCTCGCCGGAGGCCAGCCCCCATCTGTCCAGTGACTTTCATAAGGACATGCTGTGGCGGCTTTCGATTTTCTCAGCGCGATCATCCCTGCGAAGAAGAAAGCCAAGGTTGGCGGCACCGCTTCGACGCCCACCTTCAACCCGCAGCAGGTAGACCGCGTCCTCACCGTCCCGCAGTACCGGGACCACCTCACCGATCTCTTCACGTCCAGGCAGTCCGACGACAGCCGGACCCTCCTGCAGCAGCTCTTCAAGTTCGACCCGGATGTCTCGGCGGCGATGAACGCCTACCTGACGATGGCGAACACAGACTGGATCGTGCTCGCGCGCGACCTGGAGCAGAACATCGATCGTGACGCGACCAAGTCGCTGATGCTGGCGATCGAGAAGCTCGGCCGGCCGACCGACTACACCCTGGGCTTCCAGCTGAAGAAGTCGATGCGCGCGATCGCCGAGGAGCTGCGCTACATGTGCCTGCTCCGCGGTGGCATCGCCGCCGAGCTCATCGTCGACAAGCAGATGCTTCCCGACCGCATCCGCAACGTCGATCTGTCCACCATCCAGTGGTACGAAAAGAAGCCGGGCGAATACAAGCCGATCCAGAAGATCGCGGGCTCGAACGACGAGACCAATCTCGACATCCCAAGCTTCTTCGTCTCGCACTACCGCAAGGACCCGACCTCGATCTACGGCTATTCGCCGTTCGTGTCGTCAATCAACACGATCGCCGCGCGCCAGCAGGTGATCAACGACCTCTACCGCATCATGCGCCTGACGGGCTTCCCGCGCATGCAGATCGAGGTCGTCGAAGAGGTCCTGACCAAGAACGCGCCGGAAAACATCAAGCAGGACGACGTCAAGCTGCGCGAGTGGAAGGCCAACCGCCTGGGCGAGATCCGCCAGGTGATCGAGGGCCTCCGCTCCGACCAGCCACTGATCCATTTCGACAGCGTGCAGCCGTCGATGATGAACGACCAGAAGCCGGGCGCCGGCGTCGACATCACGGCGGTCATCGAAACGCTCAACGCCCAGAACCAGGCTGCGCTCAAGACCATGGCGACCGTCATCGGCCGCGGCGCTTCGGGCGTCAACACCGGCTCGGTCGAGGCGCGCATCGCCGCCATGAACGCTGATGAGCTTAACGAGCCGGTCGCCGAGCTGCTGCAGAACGTCTTCTCCTTCATCCTGCACCAGGCCGGCTTCCAGGGCTTCGCTGAGGTTCAGTTCCGTAAGGCTGAGCTGCGCCCCGACACCGAACTCGAGCCGCAGCTGACGCTGAAGTCGACCCGGCTGCGCCAGGATCTGTCGGACGGCCTGATCACCGACGACGAGTATCACCTGTGGATGTACGGCCGGCTCCGGCCTGACAGCGCGCCGGAGGTCTCCGGCACCAAGTTCGTCACGCCCGTCAAGACGCAGGCCGACAAGGTCAGCCCCAACTCCGACCCGCTCGGCCGCTCGCTGGCGCCCGAGGGTGGTGAAGCCGCGAGGAGCAACTGATGGCCGTGAACATGAGAGGCAAGGTCATTGAGGCTGGCTACCCGTGGCGCATCCGCATCGGCTTTCGCAACTCGCTGGTCTTCGACGCGGGGGCGACATTTGCCATGCACGTCCGCGCCAAGGCCGAGGACGCTAATCCGATCGTGGCACTGACGACCGCCAACGGCGGCGTAACCATGGTCGACGCGACCACGCTCGACATCAAGATCCCGGCGACGGACGCGAGCATCTGGCCGGTCGGCAAGACCGTGGTCATGGACCTCGTCCGCACCGATGGTGGCTCGCCCGAGCACCTCGGTCTCCGCCTCCAGGTTCCCGTCCGCAACCCGGTGACGAGGCTGTAAGTGGAAAACATCATCATCATCGATCCGGGTGACGCTGAACTGCTCGTGGATGGCAGCACGACCGGCGACGGCGAAATCATTGTCGACAGCGGCAGCGGCGAGATGATCGTGCAGGGCGCGCTCGCCGGGGACGGCGAAGCTAGCCTCACGATCGACGGCGTCGGCGTAGCCGGCCCCAAGGGCGATAAGGGTGACCAGGGTGACCCGGGCCCCAAGGGCGACAAGGGCGATCAGGGCATCCAGGGAGATCAGGGTCCGAAGGGTGACAAGGGCGACCAGGGCATCCAGGGTATTCAGGGAGAGCAGGGCCCGAAGGGCGACAAGGGCGATCAGGGCATCCAGGGTGTCCAAGGTGACCCAGGCCCGAAGGGTGACCAGGGTGACCAAGGCATCCAGGGCCTGAAGGGCGACAAGGGTGACCAGGGCGACCAAGGCCTGAAGGGTGATCAGGGTGATCAGGGCCCGAAGGGTGACCAGGGCGACCAAGGCCTGAAGGGCGACAAGGGCGCCGAGGTCTTCTACATCGTGGGCGCCCCCCAGGCGGCCGATGGGCGCGTGGGGGATTTTGCCTACACCGACAGCGCCGACGTCTACGAGAAGACCGACGCCGTCACCTGGACCTTCCGCTTCAACACCAAGGGTCCGAAGGGCGATCAGGGCGACCAAGGCCCGAAGGGGGACCAGGGTGACCCGGGCACTGGCGACATGCTGGCCGCCACCTACGACACCAACTCGGATGGCAAGGTCAACGCCGCCGACGTGGCCGACAGCGCTCCGTGGGCCGGCATCACCGACAAGCCGGCGGAGTTCCCGCCGGAAGCCCACACGCACGCCGACGCCACCACGGCCGACTCCGGCTTCATGTCGGCGGCCGACAAGACCAAGCTCGATGGCATCGCCGCCCAGGCCACGAAGAACGCGACCGACGCCCAGCTGCGCGACCGCTCGACCCACACCGGCACGCAGCCGCTCTCGACGATCTCGGACGCCGGTACAGCCGCGGCGAAGAACGTCGGCACCGCTGCTGGTGAAGTCCCAGTGCTCGACAGCGGCGGCAAGATCCCGGCCGCCGTGCTGCCATCCTTCGTGGACGATGTGCTCGAGTTCCCTGACCTGGCATCCCTCCCGACCACAGGCGAGTCCGGCAAAATCTACGTCACACTGGACAACAACTGGGAGTATCGCTGGGGCGGCTCCACCTACATCCGCCTGGTGGCCTCGCCAGGTTCAACCGACGCCGTGCCGGAAGGCGCGACCAACCTCTATTTCACGGCGGCGCGGGCTCTCAACACCGTCCTGACCGGGTTCTCCATCACCAATGCCGCGGTCACCGCCGCCGACACGATCCTGACGGCGATCGGCAAGCTGCAGGGTCTGATCAACTCGCTGACGACGACCGTCGCCGGCAAGGCGAACACTGTCCACACGCACGCGGCCGGCGACATCACCTCCGGCACGATTGCGGACGCACGCCTGGCCGCTCGTCTTGGACCCGTCTGCCAAACCGTCACCGACATGAACACAGCCACGGCAAACGGCTGGTGGATGGGTAGCGCTATGGCGAATGCCCCGGACGGTAACTGGTATTTCGGCATTACCATCACTCACATCGAAGCCCTGTGGCTCCAGCAGGACATCTACGGCTTCACCACCGACGTCGAGGCCGGTGACACCAAGCACTACCGCCGCTACCGCAAGAACGGTACCTGGGGCAACTGGTTCAAGGTCTATGACAGCGTTGGTGAGCTCGGGAGCATCATTGGTCGCAGCTTGACCATCTCCACCGCGGCCCCCTCGGGCGGTGTGGACGGCGATATCTGGATCCAGATCTGATGACGCTCTACGCCAAAAACGCGGGCGTGATCGCATCTGCCAAGACCTTGTATGTCAAGCAGGGCGGGGTCTGGGTGCCGGCGAAGCAGGGGTACGCTCGCAACGGAGGTGTCTGGCCGAGTTTCCTGGCCCTCCCGGCTACGATCGCATTCCAGCAATTTACCGCCTACACGAGTGCGACTGGATCATCCACGACACTTACGTTCGCCAATGTACCTCTTGGGCCGGCGGGGGCTAATCGCTGCATCTTAATGATTATACCCCACGTCGTTGGGGGTGGCTCTTCAGGTTTAGTTACTGGTGTAACTTTAGATGGCACACCCATGAAGCTACATGCCCAAGTTAATCTTGCTTTGGGTGGTTCTGGGGCCGGAATTGCACTGGCGGCTCTCAAGAAGCCAACTGGAACGACTGGAAATGTCGTGGTCACTATGTCTGGCGGCGCCGGCTTCTGGCGGCCAAATCTGGCGACGTATAACGCACAAAACATCCAGTCGGATGACCCGTTGCAGACCCCACTGGCAGAAAGTCAAGCAACGATCAGTGTCTCCTCCCACACGTTCTCACATTCAGTGAAGAAAGACGGTGTAGTTATATTCGGTGCTCAATTTTACGGAAACACTACAAACCGTTCCATGAGCGGACTTAGCCGAGACTATAATAACGTCTACGGCGCAAGTTGGGAGCATCTTGGTGGTGCATCTGCAATTGCGGCGGATAACGCCGCATTCCCAGTCACTGTTTCTGGAGGAACGACTGCTGGCTGGAACACCATCATGGCGTCATTCCGATAGCAAGAAGGGCAACCCTATGAGTTTTCTAGTCACCAACCCTGACGACGGTTCATTCGTCGTCCGAGGTCATCCTGGCTGGCGCACCGGGGACACCCCGGAAACCGCCCGTTTGCTCACCGATGCTGAACTCGTCGAGCACGGCTTCGGCCGTCTGATCATCGACGAGCAGCCAGCCTACGACCCGGCGAAGCAGACCTGTGAAGCTGCTCCCATCGACCAATGGGTCCTGACGGAGACGACCGCGACGGTGGTTTATGTCGTTACGAACCTGAGCCTTGAGCAGCTTCGGGCCAACAAGCTGACGGCGCTCGCGGACAAGCGCTGGAACGTCGAGAACGGTGGCATCGTCATCGGGGGCGCCCCTGTTCGCACTGATGCCACCAGCCAGTCGAAGATCACCGGCGCGGTGTCGCTCTTCCAGAATGATCCGGATCTCACGTTTATCGACTGGGAGGCCCAGCCTGGCATTTGGGTGACGTTCGACGCCGAAACGATGAAGGCGATTGGCATTGCAGTCGGGCGCCACGTTCAGGCTTGTTTCAGTCGAGCGAAGGCCCTGTCTGCACAGATCATACAGGCCCAGGATGAGGCTGCGTTGGACGCGATCGACATTGAGAGCGGCTGGCCCTCATAGTGCATCACCGTGATGCACACCAAGTTTGCGACCTGACTAACTAATCACGACATGCACCCCGTACAACACGGGGCATTTCGTGAAACAACTACCGAAGACACCTGAGATCATCGCGCGCCTGAAGCAGGCTGGCGCATCGGTCGACAACGTGTCGGTCTTCGAAGCGATCGCCCTTAACAATCGCCCGCTGCGCAAACGGCACCCGCTCTACAACGGCGCCGTCGCGCAGCGCTCGCTCCTCCTGGAGATGGCCTTGGCTCTCGAGACCGAGAGCCGGCCATTCCAGATCATGCACAACGGCGAAGATCTGCCGATCGGCCGCGCCTTCCGTGGACAGGTCGTAGACGGCCAGGACACGGAACTGCGCATCCTCTTCTGGGTCGACAAGACCCACGAGGACAAGATCCAGCAGATCGACAACGGAACCGTTGACCAAGTCTCGGTTGGCATCCTGCCGAAGCAGATGATCTGCTCGGCTGACGGGTTCGATTTCTTCGGCCCTAACGCTGACTTCGAAAGCCTATTCACCGGCACTACGCCTGACGGCCACACGGTCGGTGAGAACGGCGTCTACTGCAAGATGGTCGGCCTCGAAGCCTTCTTCGAAGTCTCGCTCGTCGGGCAAGGCGGCGCCCAAAACGCGCGCATCGTGAACAGCGATCAAAGCCACTTCTCGCCTCACATGAAGGCGCTGGCCGCGAAAACCTCTCTCGATCGTCTCGCACTCACCGCAACAGCAACTATCAGGGAAAAGCCCATCATGGACGTCAAGGAACTCCTCGCCGAACTGCGCGCCACCGAGAAGGACAGCGTCAAGTTCCAGATCGAGAACGAGCAGCTCAAGGCCTCGAACGGCACGCTCAAGACCGAGCTCGACGCGCTCAAGGCCCAGCTCGCGAACGCGAACAAGGACGAGCCGGCGATCAAGACCGAGCTCGACGCGCTGAAGGTTACCCACACCGAGACCGAAGCCAAACTGTCGGCGGCCGACGCGGCTCTCCGCGAGATCTGCAAGAAGGTCCTGACCGCCTCCGGCCAGGTCGACGCAGCTGTTCCGGAGAAGCTGGAAGAGGTCGTCGCCAAGATCACCGAGACCAAGATCAACCTGGTCGCCGGTGGAAAGTCCCAGGGCGCCGAGGGTGACCTCGCGGCCTCGGCAGCTCCCGCGGTCGCGTCCTTCCGGACCCGTCGCTAAGCGCAACCAGCCAGCCAACAGGAAAACCAACCAATGGCCACTTACTCTCATCAGAACGTCACGCTGCGCGGGTTCCACTGGGAAGTCTCGTCGCTCACCTTCAACCTCGCCACGGGCATCACCGAGAACGACATCGGCAAGGCCGTTTCGGTCGACGCCTCCGGCCCCAACAAGGTGAAGCTCTCCGGTGACGGCGACACCATCATCGGCCGCCTCGCGTCCGTCGAAAACCGCTCCGTCGAAGGCTCTCTTGTGGGCGCCGTCGAGCTGCAGTTCGCCAACACCCTGCCGATCAAGAACGGCTCGGTCGTCGCAGTAGGCGACACCGTGGTCGGCGCCGGCGCCGGTGAGGTGAAGTCCGCGGGCGCCGCCAACCACAACGCCAACTTCGTCGCCGAAGTCATCGGTTCGATGGCCGTGGTGGTGAAGGTCTAATCCAAACCCCGAACGAAACGAGGAAATACCAAAATGCAGTTCAAGCCTCTCTCTCAGGTCAAGCGTCGGGGTGTGGAAGCTCTCGCGGCGTTGAAGTCGGAAGACCACGGCGCGTCCCGCAGCGCCGGCCAGAAGATCTTGGCCGAAGCCAAGTCCTTCGGCCTCGACATGCGTGACTACCTCAACCTCGCGATCGACGTCCGTCGCTCCGAGGACGCCGACAAGCTCTACCGCGACGACCGCGGCTATCTGTCGGGCTACGAGGCCTCGCTGGCCTTCCTGAACCTGCCGATCCAGAACGACTTCGAGCGCGGCATCGTGCTGGAAGCTGCGTCGGACACGTTCCAGACGTTCCCGGGCGTCCGCGCCATCTTCCCGCAGGTCGTCGATGACGTCGTGCGCTGGAAGTTCCGCCAGGACAACCTGGAGACGACCCAGGCCATCGTTGGTTCGAGCCGCACGATGTCCGGCGTCGAGCTGATCTCGACCGTCGTGGACGACAAGCAGGAAGACTACCAGGTCGTGTCGGCGGTTGCCGAGCTCGGCCGCTTCCCGGTCAAGACGATCCGTCTGTCCGAGCAGTCGGTCAAGTTCTACAAGCACGGCGGTGGCTATCGCTTCTCGTACGAGTTCGACCGTCGCGCCAGCATCGAGACGCTCGTTCCGTACGTGAACCGTATGGACCGCGAGAAGGAGCTGTCGAAGGTTCGTTCGGCGACCCACATCCTGATCAACGGCGACGGCGTCAACCCGGCCGCTCCTGTCGTGAAGCAGAAGGACTTCGTGTCCACCGCGACCGACAAGAAGCTGAACTACGAGGCGCTCCTGCGCTGGCTCGTGGCTCGCGCCCAGGCTGGTATCCCGGTCGACACCGTTGTCGGCAACTGGGACACCTACATCGACTGGCTGCTGCTCTTCGCCATTCCGACGTCGAATGCAAACCGCACCGACGCCGAGAACCTGGCGGCCTCGGGCTTCCAGATCGGTGGTGTGCCGATCCTGCGCGGCACGGTGAACTTCGCCCTGTCGTCCTCGGCTCCGGCCAAGCAGCTCCTGGGCATGTCGCGCGGCGACACGCTGGAAGAGTTGAACGAGGGCGGCTCGCAGATCGAAGAGACCGAGCGTGCGATCACCAACCAGTCGATCACGTTCACCAAGTCCGAGAACACCGGCTACAAGCTGGCCTTCTCCGACACCCGGTCGATCTTCGATTACGACAGCACCGACGACTAAGAGCCCATGAGCCCGCCGCCCCCAGGGCGGCGGGCCTTCTTTGAGGAAACCCCATGATCAAATTGCTTGCGGAAACGAAGGGCTCGTTCCAGCTCCACGATCTGGCTCACAAGGGCCAGCGCATCCAGGCTCGCCGGCCAAGCGTCGTCGAGAACTCCCACTTCATCCAGGACCGGATCGGCCGCGGCCAGGTCCGTGTCATCGCCGAGCTCAAGCCCGAAGCCACCGACGCGGATTTCGTCAGCTACCGCAAGGAGAGCGAAGGTGACGACCAGCTGGCGATCGACGCCTTCCTGGCCGAGTTCGGCGCCGAGGCGGCCGAGCAGCCGGCCGGCAAGAAGAAGCGCGCCAGCCGGAAGCCCAAGGAAGAGGGCGGCGAAGGCGACGAAGGTGATGCCTGATGCGCACCTTTGAGGCAGGCCGGGACGTAACGATCCCAGTCAACCTTACCTACAACGGTCAACCAGCTGTCCCGGACTCCGGGACAGCTGTGCTGTCCGTATCGGCCCCGGGCGGCGAGGTACTCTTCACCGAGGACCTGACCACCGGCCCGACCGACGCTGTGATCGTGGTGACGATCCCGGCCGCGCACAACCAGATCACCACCGCCTTTTCCCGTCGCGTCGTCCGCATCACCGCCGAGCGCGGTGGCATCCCGTTCGACGCCGTGACGATGTACCGGCTGACGCCCCAGATCCTCTACACCGTGACGCCCAAGGACGTGCGCGGTTTCCTCGGCGTGAACGAGGGTGAGCTGCCGGACGAGGACGTCGATCTCGCCGGTGCCTACCTCAATCTCGAGTTCTCGATCGGTCGTGACAAGCTGGCCGCCGCGCTGACCTCCGGCGAGGAGGCCGAGCTGCGCGCCAACGAAGCCGTCCTCTACAGCACCGTCCTGGAGCTCATCCCCTCGCTCGCCAACCGCGTGGCCCAGGAGGAGACGGACGGCGCGCTGAGCTTCAAGCGCAACGCGCGCAAGGACTTCTCCGATCTGAAGAAGTCGGCGGAGGACCGTCTGTCGGCCGCCCTGGCGGCCATCAACCCGGTGGTCGACCCCGGTTACGCGATCCTGATCACGACGACTGACGCCGATCCGATCACGGGGTAACCATGGCCAGCCTTCACAGCGCCGCACGCCGGTTCGAAACCCTGATCTTCAAGGAGAACGGTCAGCCGTTCAACGGCACGATCATGCCGGTCGATGAGGGCAAGATCCCCAGCTACGACTTCGCGTCTCCACGCCTGATGCTCCGCACCACGGTCGAGGGCGTCGTCAAGGCGCGCGACATCATCCTGGACGACCTCAACCGGCGCTTCATCGTCGCCAACAACGGCTACTCGCCCTACGGCAAGCAGTTCACCTGGAGGCTCTTCCAGGTGCTGGCCGATCTTTCCTGGAAACGTCAGGCCAGCACGACCGACAATCTCACCGGCCTGAAGAAGGGTCAGCCGCCCCAGGATCTCGGCCTGATCCCATGCACCGTCGAAATGACGGGTCGCGAATATCCGGAGCCCGCCACCAATCTCTCGGAGGAGACCCGCAGGATCGTCACCGCGGCGCACCTGCAGCTCGGGGACCAGGTCGACGACGCCGTCGTGCGCAGGCTCGATACGGCGCTCGGAGTGACCTATGCCGAGATCCGCTAAGGCCAAGATCACCGCCACCTTCACGAAGCAGGGGTCCTCGATAAAAGGGGGCACCGCGTCCGCATCGGTCGGTCGGTCGGTCAATCAGTTCTCCACCTCGGATATGGGGCAGCTCCCTGGCGTCGTGGCGACCAATCTTGCAAGGACGATCGAACGCTCGAACCGTGTCAACTTTTTCGCCACCAAGGCCGAGACCTTGGCGAAGCGGATCTCGGACGGCATCGACGCAGAGCTCCGCAAGATCGGGCAGTTCATCAGCGCCGAGCTGATCGGCCAGAGGTCTGAAACGGAGTACGGCGGCAAGACCTCGCTCGAGATCGACGAGTTTGACGAGGCCGGCATCTTCGTCGACTGGCGTAATCTGGCCAACATCACCAGGCGCAAGAAGACCGCCAACAAGGACAAGTTCTTCCTACACACGACGGCGCTGCGTTCCGAGATCCGCGCCAAGGCCGGCCCGGGCCTGGTCAACCTGAACACCGGCTTCAGGGCGCGCGGTGGTGGCGGCGTCGTGAGCTACGGGTGTGTGACGATCCGGCCCTACTACTATGACGACGACACCGGCAAGCGCGTCTACAAGATCGCCGACATCTCGATCAACCTGCTGGCCGGCGCCCCGGCCAACGTCGTTCGCGCCGTGTTGACGCAGCAGACCTTCAACCAGGACACGACGGTCGCTGGCAACATGCCCGTGCTGGCCCGACTGATGGGACTCAGCGACAGCGCGATCAAGAAGCTGGAGGGTGGGGTGCTCGACCGCAACCGTCCCAACCCGCGCAACCGGAGTGGCTTCAAGATCGGGTCGGTCCACAACGGTTTCACCGGCCAGAGCATGAACTTCTACAGGCCGCTGCTGGAACCGTCCCTCGCATACTTCTTCCAGAAGAGAGTTCCGCTCGCGGTTGAGAAAGCCCTGAACCGCTATTCGATCGGCAAGGGCCGCACATATGGAGGTGCCTAATGAGCTACATGAATGTCTGGACGTCCATCGCGGCCTACATCAACCAGCAGATCCAGATGATCGCGGCCAACGGCATCGCGCCGGCCAACATGCTTCAGATGTTCGACTGGGAGGCGCATGCCAACATCGAGGAGGCACCAGCCCTACACCTGATCGGGCCGGCCTCATTGGCGCTCGACGAGGTCACGGACGGGATCTACAGCGCGACCTTCGTGATCGGCGTCGGCTCGTTCAATGATGAGGGGTTGTTCGTCCACCGCAGGATGGTGGACCACCTTTTCAAATCCCTGAAGACAGGAACGCGGCTATCGGTTTTCGACAGTCAGAGCGAGCAACCGTACAGCTGGCTCAAAATCGTTGATGGAACCGCGGTCGCGCCGATGACCAAGGCCAATACGCGAGCGCTGCAATTCATTCAGGCCGAGGCGTTGGTAGATCCGATGGCGTAGTGCGCCTGGAGGATAGCCCGGTTGGTCTCGTCTTCCTGGGCGAGAGCCGTCTCAACAAGAACGACGATCTCAGCCGACAAGGAGCGCCGGAGGAAGGTAGCACGGCGCTCCAAGATCTCCTTCAAGTCGTCGTCCACGTTCAGAGTAATCCGCTTCATTTTACACCATTGTGCTGCACACGTTGATTGCTCATGTAGGTGCTGGTGCCCACCTAACAAGCGCGATTGAAAGATCATTCTGCGCCGATTTCAAAAGGAGCACCACCACATGGCCGGTAACGCCAAAACCAACAAGTTTATGCTGTCCACGGCGACCGTCATGCTCGGTCCCCTTGCTGACCTCCACCAGCTCAACCCGATGGAACATTCGATCGGTCTGGTGAAGAACTTCCAGCTGACCGGCGAAGCCCAGATGACGGAGCTCACGCAGGGCATCCGCAATGCGGTTGTCATGTCCGTGCGTACGGGCGAAGGCCTCAAGACCTCCTGTGAGGTCTACGAGTTCACCGCGAAGAACCTCGCCTATGCTGCCGGTCTCGATGCCACCGGCACGAGCTTCGACGTCGTGGACGAGATGTCGGCCCTGAGCGCCGAGGTGACTGCCGCTGCTTCCGACATCGTGCTCGCGGTGGCGCCGACGAAGCCGATCGCCGCTGGCGACTACCTCTTCATCCAGAAGGGCCAGGACGACTACGTCCACGTCGTCAAGGTCGAGACCTGGACCGACGCGACCAAGACGGCAACGCTCGCCGCCGGCTTCGAGATCCCGACCGGCATGACCTTCCCGGTAGGCTCGCGCGTCGGCCGCCTGAAGAAGGTCGTCGTCGGTCAGACTGTTACCCAGCCCGACCTGGCCTGTAAGGTCACTGGCATCCTGCCGAAGGACAATACGCCGTTCACCATCCTTCTGCCGAAGGTCAAGGTGACGCGCGGTCTGGGCATCTCCTTCGCGTCGGACAACTTCTCGAACATGCCGTTCGAGATGCAGCCGTACCAGATGGTCACGACCGACCCGTTCTACGACGAATACGGCGACGGCCAGGCGATCCTGCTGGCGCGCTAATTTCCAAAAATCCGTAGAACAAGACCTCGCCCGTGACTACATCACGGGCGAGGTTTTTCTTTATCAGGAGCATCTATGTCGGACGTACTAGAGGATCGTTTTGAGATCGAACAAAACGGCGAGAAGCGCGAAATCTTCATGTCCTTCGGACTGCTCAACGAGATCACCGCTCTGATGAGCGAGCCGGCCCAGGCGGCCAGCGTGTACTTCAATCCTGTGCTTCGCGAGCGTGTGCTCCTGGCGGCCCTCCACCTGCGTTCCAAATCAGGGAAAATCCAGGAAACGCTCGCGTCCCTTGACGACGTCGAGATCCCAGCTTCGGACATGGAAGCCCTCCTGGCATGGGAGGTGGATCATGCCATCGGTTTTTTCACTCGTTCAATGGACCGAGTGGTGAAGCTGAAGGGCGCCCTGGAAGAGCTCAATCAGGGCGCGTCTTCACTGAATGGGTCACCGGCCTCTCGTTCGAAGAAGCAATCATCTGGACGCTGAAGGTCAAGCCGAGCGATCTCCGCGAGGTCTACTGGAGCCACACCTACCAGGACCTCGTGACCATCGTCCGGCTGAACACGGAAGGAAAGGTAGCGGAACTCGGTCAGCACTTCGACAACCTGGCAACGGTGATCTCGAAGGTGCTCGGCGGTTCCGATGACGAGGACGACAATGAGGACGTCACAGTGGTCGAAAGCTGGGATGACCTTGTAGCGGCCTTCAACACGCTAGGGGGTCAAGTTGGCGCTTGAGCAGAATGACATCCTGTATGACGTCGACATCGACCTGCAGGATAGTCTTCGAGAAATTGATCAGCTCCGCAGCAAACTGAAAAATTTCGGCGACGACCTAGCCGTCAACTCCACCCAAGTCCAGCAGCAGATGCGCAAGGCGGCGCAGGATTACGTCGCCTACATCCGCAAACTCGAGAGCGAGATCCGGTCCCTGCAGAAGCAGGGCCAGGACAGCACGGCCCACGAAGCTCGTCTCCAGCAGGTCCGCAACCGGCAGCGTGCAGCACCCGCGGCGATCGCCGGCGACTTCGCGCGTGGAACAGAGGCTTCCCAGGCCAACCGCGCTGTCTTCCAGCGCGAAATCAATGAGATGAAGTCGACGACCGACCAGCTGGTCGCCAAGTACGTCGAAGAGGTCAACAACACCTATCTCAAGGCGCTCAAGCGGTCGCTCACCAACTGGGACAATGAGGCCCAGCTCACCCGCAACCGCATGGCCGATCGCAACGCCCGCGCGACGATGGGCGATGCCGCCTATGGCTTCATGAAACAGCGGGAGAGGCGGGAGCTCAACGGCGGCGCCAACCAGTTCCTGTCGCAGGCCGGCATCCTGAACAACTACGCCCTGGTCGGCGGCGTCTATAGCTCCGCCTTCAGCCTTGGCAACTTCATCGTCAACCTCGACGCCCAGTTCAAGCAGTTCCAGGCGATCACCGGCTCGACCAACCAGGAGATGGGCCTGCTGGAGGACCGGCTGCTGTCGGTATCCGAGAAGACCAAGTTCACCGCGAACGAGATCTCCGAAGCCGCGACCATCATGGGCCAGGCTGGCATGTCGGCTGGCCAGGTCGCGGAAGCGATCGAGCCCGTCGCCAAGCTGGCGACCGCCGCCGGCACCGAGCTGAAGGACGCCGTCGACCTCGTCACCTCGTCGCTTAACATCTTCGGCCTGCAGGCCGGCGAGGCGGGCCACCTGGCCGACGTCTTCACCGCGGCGCTGAACGAGTCGAAGCTGACCCTCGATCAGCTGTCGGCTGCACTCCAGTACGCCGGCAACACGGCGGCGACCGTGGGCGTCAGCTACAACGAATTGACCGCCGCCGTTGGCGCGATGGCGAACGCCGGCATCAGGTCGGGCTCGACGATCGGCACCGGCATGCGTCAGCTCCTGGTCGATCTGATCACGCCGTCCAAGAACCTGAAGGCGGAGCTCTCCCGTCTCGGGCTCTCGCTCGAAGACATCGACCTCAAGTCGCACGGCCTGTCCGGTGTCCTGGAGAACCTGAAGAACGCCGGCTTCGACACATCGAGCGCCTTCAGCGGCCTAGAGGTGCGTGCCGCCGCCGCCTACACCGCGCTGTCCAACAACCTGGACACCATGTCGGAGCTCCGCCAGAGCTTCCTGCTCACCAACGCGGCGGCCGAGGCGAACAAGACCCAGATGGAGAGCTTGGCCAATACGGCCAAGAACTTCGGCTCGAACCTCGGCGCCCTGGTCTACACCGCCTTCCAGCCGTTCCTGCGTACCCTGCAGAACACCATTGCCGTTGGCTCGAACGTCCTGTCCTGGCTTCGTGAGCTGCAGCCCCTCGTCCAGATCGTGGGCACCACCATCGCCACGATGGTGTCGGCTGCGCTCCTGGTCCGGCTCGGCCGGCTGGTGGCTGGCCTGATTGGCATCGGCACGGCGGCGACCGGCGCGGCCGGCGCCATGGCGGCTCTGCGCGCGGCCACGCTGGGCAACCCACTCTTCCTCGGCGCCACGGCGCTGATCGTCGGTCTGCAGCTTCTGTCGTCCTACGGCGACACGATGGGTGCCCTGTCGGCCAAGCTGGACCGGATCAAGACCCAGCAGGACGAATACCAGGCGGCGGTCGACGCGACCAACGATCGCGTCACGACCCTCACAGCGACGATGGACGACCTGGCCCAGAAGCAGAAGGCCCTGGACAGCGGCAGTGACATCCTGCGCCAGACCAAGGTCATGGAGGTGCTGTCCACCTTCCAGGAACTGACCGGCGAGATCGATGCGTCCACGACCTCGGTCGCTGACCTGATCAAGGCCATGCAGAACCTCAAGGCCGAGATGATCAAGGGCCTGCCGGACCAGTTCGGTCTGCTGATCGACAAGATCGACGAGAAGACCGGCCTGCTTCGTGAGAGCGCGGAGGACCAGGCGACGGGCAAGGGCAGGTGGGTCGCCTCGTACGCTGCCTCCCGGCGCTTTGGGAACGGCGGCGCTATCGAGACCCGCAATGTGCCAGTGTTCAACGACAAGGTCGCGCAGGAGTTCGGCAAGGACATCGCCGAGGCGTTCCGCATCTCCACTGACCAGGAGGATCTCGGAAGCATCAGTGGCCAGCGCGCACAAGCCCTGTCTACCGTGCTGGAGCGCATGATCACCCAGACGTCGTCCAAGATCCGCCCGCTGAGCGACCGCAACGGCGTGCTTGGCATCGGCGGCGATCTGTCGGCCGAAGAGAGCGCCCAGCTCGCCGAGCTGAAGAAGAACCTGGCGTTCCTGCAGCAGCTGAAGACGGCCTTCGACCCGATCTCGAGCTCGCTCGTCCAGATCGGTGCTGCTCAGGCCGATCGCAGGGTCCAGGTCTCGAAGCAATCGGCTGCAACGCTGGCCAGCACCAATGGCTACCAGGCGGCCGACAGGACTGCGCTGGAGACGAAGCAGAACCTGCAGAACCGTCTCGGCGACATCATCAAGTCCGACCTGCCGATCGAGCAGACCAAGGAGGCCTACGACGCGCTCGAAACCGAGCTCAACAAGGGCATCGAAAAGATCCAGGGTCAGCTCAGGACCGCAGCTGAGGAAATGAAGAAGGCCGGCTTCTCGGATGAGGAGATCAAGAAGGCCGTCGATGGCAGCGCGCTGACCGAGGACATCGCCGGCCTGAAGGCCGCGTTCAAGAAGGGCGCCGAGGGTTCGATCAAGTCCTTCAACAAGTTCCAGGCCTATCTCGCCGAGAACGAGCAGAAGAACGTCGAGCGCCAGATCGCCGCCGTCAAGAAGCAGCTGGCCGACGCGCAGAACGAGCGCCAGGTCGACCTCCTGGAGAACCAGCTCTACGCGCTCGACAGCAAGCTGGCGAAGCTGGAGCAGGACGCCTTCGACGCCGACCCGGACAAGAAGTTGGGTACCAACGACGCTGACCTGGAGCTCGCCAAGCGCCAGATCCGTGATGCCGCCAAAACGCGCAAGGACGACCTGGTCCAGTCGGTGATCGACAAGCGCGCCGAGCTCGCGGACGCCGCCAACAAGACGTTCGACGAAAACCTGAACGACCAGCTGAAGCGCGTCCAGGACGAGATGAAGAACCTCGCCGGGTCGATCGATAACAACTCGACCGCCGACTACATCAAGACGGTCAAGGATAAGCTGGACGAGCTCAACAAGAAGGCCCAGGAGCTCGCCGGCCAGATCGCCAGTATCAGCGTGTCGCAGGACTACGGCTCGTTTGCCGTGGGCGGCCTGCCTTCTGCAAGCGCCACCGACATCCAGCGCAAGATCATTGAGGCTGCGAACAAGGCGGGTATCCCTCCGCAGATCGCGCTCGCCATCGCGTCGATGGAAACCGGCGGTACCTTCGATCCGAACAGCAAGAACCCGAACTCGTCGGCCCGCGGCATCTACCAGAACACGGATGACAACTGGGCGAGCCACGGCCTGACACCGGGTGACCGCAGCAGCGTCGAGATGCAGATCTTCGCCGGCATCGAAGACATGCTGCGCACCCAGAAGGAACTGGGCTCCACCCAACTCTCGTTCCGCGACTACTACGGCGCCCACCTGCTCGGCCAGGGTGGCTACGAGAAGGTTCTCCAGAACCCGAACGCCAATGCTGTCGGCCTCCTTGGTTCCGACGTCGTGGCCGGCAATGGCGGCACCATCACGCAGACCGCGCAAGAGTTCCTCGACATGATCATGGCCAAGGCCAGCCAGCACCTGGCCAAGGTCAAGGACATGGTCCAGAAGCCGGTCGACGCGGCCGACGATGCCCTGGACACTCAGACCAAGAACCTGACCGAGGGCGCCAGCGATGCCATGCGCTCGGCCACGGAGAAGATCCAGAAAAACCAGGTCAAGGCCGCGACCAAGCTGCTCGACAGCCAGGCCAAGGCGATCGAGGCCCAGATCAACACCCTGATGGTCCAGTCCTCCAAGGCCAAGGACCCGCAGGCGCTCCAGTCGATCATCGACCAGGTGCAGACCAAATGGGCCGAGATGACCAAGAAGGAGATCGACTCCTTCACCGCGGCCAACGAGGGCACCGATGGTTTCGACGAGCGCCTGGCGGCCCTCAAGGACCAGCTGGAGAGCGGCCTCGGCGGCAAGATCGTCACGCTGCTCGACCGCTACCAGAGCGCGATCGAAAACCTCGAGTTCAAGCCCCTGGAGGAAGCTCAGGCCAAGCTCGCGGCGATGCAGAACCCGCTCTACGCGAGCAAGTACACCGACGCCCAGGTCCAGGACGCCCAACACGACGTGCAGCTCCAGCAGCAGGCTGCTCAGCAGGAGAAGCTGAACCAGCTTGAGCAGCTTCACACCGTCATCCTGCAGCAGCTGTCGGCGGCCGAGCAGCAGTACGGCGCCGACAGCCAGATCGTGCAGTCTCTTAAGGAGCGCCAGTATTCGGTCGAGCAGAGCCTCGCCGGCGTGCGCCGGCAGGCCAAGGCCGACACCGACGCTGCAGCCCAGGGCGAGCTGTCGCTCGCGGACGCAATCCAGGCGGCCAACCGTGCCTGGATGCAGCGCAACGGCATCATGGACCAAAACGGCCAGCTGATCTCGGTCGCTCAGCGTGTCGGTGATGCCTGGGGCCAGGTGCTCGATGGCCTGACCAGCTCGATGTCGACGCTGTTCACCGATCTCGCCTCTGGCTCAGTGAAGGCTGGAGATGCTTTCAAGAAGTTCGGCCTGTCCGTCGTCCAGATGCTCATGCAGATGATCGCCAAGGCGCTCGTCTTCAACATGCTGCAGGGCTTGATGGGTGGTGGCGGTACCTCCGGCGCCGGTGGTGGCTTGCTGGGGATGCTGTTCGGCGCCGGCGGCATGGCCACCGGTGGCATGATCGCGGGTATCAAGCGCGCGGCTCTCGGCGAGATGATCCCCGGCGGCACCACGCCGTTCCGCGACAGCCAGCTTCGCAAGGTGATGCCCGGCGAAATGATCCTGCGCGCCTCAGCGGTGAACCAGATCGGCCGTGACTCGCTGGAGAAAGTCAATGCGCTCGGCAATCGTCGGATCTCGGCTGGCATGCCGCAGTTGCCGGCACCCCCGCCGGCCGACCAGCGCCCGGTCAACGTCTGGGCCGTGCTGCCGGAAGAGAAGCCGCAGCTCGGGCCGGACGACGTGGTGGCCTACATCGGCGACGACATCCGCCGCCGTGGCGTCACGCGCAAGCTCATTCAGTCGGTTGCCAGTGGGAAGATGTGATGCAGACCTTCGACTTTCCTTTCCACCTCGTCGAGGACCAATACCCTCAGAGCTCGACGGTGATCCAGTTTGGTGGCGGCTACCAGTTCGCCACCAAGCCCAACGGGCCGGACCAGATCACCTTCAAGCTCACCTTCAAGGCGATGTGGTTCTTCGAGCGTAGCCCTGGCGTCGTCGATCGCGATCGCGATCCCCAGATCAACATGGCGCTCATGCAGGACTTCTATGAGGCTCACCGTCTCTATGAGCCTTTCTACTATCCGCACCCCCGCCGCGGTCTGGTTGTGGTCCGCTTCGCCAAACCTCTGGCAATCCCGAAGGGCGTCGAGAAGGCCAACGGTATGGTCGAGCAAGTCAATGTGGAGTTCACCCTGCAGCCATGAGCGTCGAGGCCAATAAACCCCTGGAGCATATGCAGGACGCCCAGAAGCTGACGGCTGATGGCTATGTGAACCTGTACGAGATCCAGCTGAAGACCGAGCCAGTCATCCTTCGCCTGACCGACAGTGTGAGCCGGAAATGGCAGGGCCAGGACTGGGAAATGTTCGGTGTGCAGATCTCCGGCGAGAAGCGCTCAGCTGATGGTGAGGAGACGCGTCCACAGCTCCAGTTCATCAATCCGGAGGGCGTCTTCAGCACCTTGGTCCGTCAGCGCCTGCTCGACCGCGCGACGGTCATCCGCTACCGGCTCCTGCGCGAGCACTACGAAGGCGACGTGCAGATCTACCAGCGGCGCATGTGGTGGATCTCACGCATCTCGAACGTAACGGCCGGTCAAACGATCGCGGCTGAGCTGCGCGTGATGACCGAGGGTCCGAACAGCCGCATCCCGGCTCGTCAGTTCATCCCGCCGGAGTTCCCCATGGTGAGGCTCGGCTAATGCGATACCAGCATCTTCTCGGCCGCCAATTCGCCTGGGGTTCACAGGATTGCTTCGGGCTGCTGCGCGACTTCTACCGAGACCTTTTCGGCATCGAGCTCCCGAACATCGCGCGACCTGAAGACTTCTACCAGAAGGGTCTAAACCTCTTCGCCGAGAACTACAGGAGCATGGGCTTCAAGGAAATTCAGCTGCATCCGTCCGAGATCAAATTCGGCGATGTGGCGGTACAAGCGATCAGCTCGACTTTTGGAAATCACTGCGGCGTGTTCGTTGAAAACGGGCGCTTTTTGCACCACCTCTACGGTGGCCTTTCAAAGGTTGACCCGTTCCGGGGAATAGTCAGGAACAACTGCATCGGCTTCTACCGCCATCAGGATGTTCCGAGTGTCACCATCGAGACGGAGACACGCGACCTTCGGGACTTCCTGTCGCCGAACAAGCAGAAGCTTTTGGATGAACTTCGAGCAGCAAATTCAGGACCTCAAGACAAAGCTGACGGACGGCCCTGAGCGCGTTGGCTTCGTCCTCAAGACGGGCGAAATCGTCGAGGTCCAGAACATCTGCGTCCATTCAGACAACGGCTTCGAAGTTTCAGGCGCCGACCTTCTAAAATTCCACGACCAGGTCGTCGCCACCTGGCACACCCATCCGGGTCAAAATTCCAATCTGTCGACCAACGACTGGTATGGCTTCCGCAACTACCCAGACTGGTTGCACCTCATCATCGGCACGGACGGCGTGAGCTCGTACCGGGTCGAGAAGGGGCGCGTCCTCTCGGATCAGAAATGGATCAATGAAGGTTAAGGTATTCCTCCACGGATACTTTGCTAAATTCCATGAAGGCCCGATCGAGGTTGTAGCCAACACTGTCGCCGAAGCGGTGACAGCCGTTACCCGCCAGCTCCCTGGCTTCCGCCCCAACGCCGTCCGCGGGCGCCATCGCATCTCAGTCGTGGGCTGCGACAAGGTCGAAGACATCTACCGTCCGGCTAAGGACGGCGAGGTCCATCTCATTCCCCAGTTTGTTGGCGGCAAGAAGGGCGGGTTCCTCCAGATCCTGCTCGGTGTCGCCCTTGTGGCCGTTGGCTGGTTCGCGGGCATCGGTTTCCTCGTGCAGGCCGGCGCGCTCGCAGTGCTGGGTGGCATCTCGGCCATGCTCAGCCCGCAGCCGGACAGTGAGGACGGCAAGAAATCCCATTACCTCGGCGCCTCCGAAAACACTGTCCAGATCGGGACACGCATCCCGATCCTGTACGGCGAGGACCTAGTCGCCGGCCACTACCTCTCCTTCGACACTGACGCAATTCGCACATGAGGCCAGCATGAAACCCACCCATGAAAAGATGATCGAGGCATTCGGCAAGGCCGGCGGCTTCAGGCCTGCCGAACGCATGCTTCGCAGCATGGGTTTCGATATCTCCGAGCGGACGCTTCGGCGCGCGCTGGCCAACATGCCCACGGCGGCCGACGAGCCGTTCACGGTCGACGATGGTCCGGCGATCGACATCGAGGAGCTCCTGGAGCGCCGCATCCGCGTCTTCGAGAAGAAGAACAAGCAGCGCGAACACGACAAGCTGATCCCGGTCAGGATCAATATCGACGGCCCGGTCGGCCTCGGCTTCATGGGCGATCCCCACGTCGACAGCGACGGCTGCAACATCAAGCTGCTACTCCGCCACACCGAGATCTTCGACGGTCGCAATGAGGGCATGTTCGGCGCCTGCCTGGGTGACATGTGGAACAACTGGTCCGGCCGCCTCGCGCGCCTATGGGCCGAGCAGACCACGGACGGCGCCGAAGCCCGCGCGCTGGTCGAATACTTCCTGAGCCGGGTCCACTGGATGTTCGTGATCTACGGCAACCACGATCTGTGGTCCGGCCACTCGAAGATCCTCGACCAGATGCTCGCCGGCAACGCCGGCGCCGCCCGCGACTGGCGCGCCCGTGTCGGCCTCCGGTTCCCGAATGGCCGCACGCTGAAGATCTACGGCGCGCACGGGTTCCCGGGCAACTCGCAATACCTGAAGAACTTCGGCGCCGTGAAGAAGGCGCTCTTCGACGGTCAGCACGACATCTACGTCTCGGGCCACATCCACTCGGCCGGCTACACCCTTGGCGCGCACCCGGGCGCGGAGCGCGCCTTTCACGCCGTCCAGGTCGGCACCTACAAGGAGATCGACAGCTTCGGCGATGCGATCGGCGCGGAGAACCTGAACCTCTACACCTGCCCGGTGGCGCTGATCGACCCGTATGCCACTTCGCCCCTCAACTTCATCCGCTGGGAATTTGATCCCGAGCAGGCGGTCGACCGCCTCGCATGGATGCGCAAGCGTTGGAAGGACGGCAAGTAATGAAGCCCTTTTCCGGGAGCGGCGGTTCCAGCCCCAGCAACGCCAAGGACAGCTACTTCACCGATGACGTCATCGAGCTGGTCCTGGCTATCTCGGAGGGCCCGATCAAAGGCCTTAAGGGCGACACGGCCAAGAATTTCTACGTCGGTGACACGCCGCTCCTGAACTCCAACGGCAAGACCAACTTCAAGGATTTCGAGCTCGACGTGAATGTCGGGTCGGATCTCGGCGAGCTGATTATCCCGACCCTGGGCGGTCAGGCGTCCAGCACGACCGTCCAGAGCACGTTGTCGCAGAGCATCCCCGTCGTGCGTCAAGGCTCCCATGTCGACATCGACTGGATCGAGGTGCGGCTGGTCATCAACCAGCTGGTCCACAACAGCGACGACGGCGCGAAGGGCCGCGACCTCGATCTGAAGATCGAGATCAAGCCCTCCAGCAGCCCGACCTGGGTGCCGGCGGTGCTCTACGCAGACATGGGGACGACGACCCAGAAGGACGGAAGCGGCCTGAAGGTCATCCAGCGCGACGACATCGAGTCCGCGATGACCGCAGCGCGCACCCAGGTGATTTGGGATCAGACTGCGCAGCCAAACCCGACCTCCGCGGAGCGCGCCCTCGGCGGCGCCTACGGCAACCGCGTCTGGTGGATCGACAGCGTTCACGACGACTTCACGCCCAAATTCTATCAGGACAACGCCTGGTTCCAGCCGGACGGCCTGACGACGGCTGGCATCCCGGGCCGCATGTCGGCGACGTTCGAGGACTCGAACTACATAGCGCTCATCGATCCTGCCAGGACCGACATCAAGCGCACGATCTTCTTCTACGAGACCGGCACGCCGGTCGGCCCGCGCGTAGGCGACCTCTGGCTCAACCCTGGCACCACGGTCCTGCTGTGGTTCAATGGTGCAGCCTGGGTGAGCTCGATCACGGCAGAAGCCGGCGCTTACGACCCCACGGCCGGCAACAAGGTCATCTCGCCGGTTGGTTGGCTGCACCTCCACGAGAAGATCACCTCCAATGCTGTGCGCGAGGTGCGGATCAAGGTCGACCGGATCGGCGATACCTATGATCTACGCGTCACCAAGCTCACGGCCGACAGCGATAGCTTCGCGGACGACCGCACCGACGTGTCGTGGGAGAGCTTCCAGGAGATCAAGGCTGAGCCGATGCGGTTCCCGCACCTGGCCACCGCGCGCCTCAAGGGACGCGCCAGCGATCAGTTCTCCAGCCTACCTACCTTCCAGGGCGTCTATGAGGGCCGAACGGTCAAGGTGCCGTCGAACTACGATCCGGTCACCCGCAACTACACAGGCGTCTGGGACGGCACCTGGAAGCAGGCCTACACCAACAATCCTGCCTACATCGGCTACGATCTGGTCGAGAACGACCGTTACGGCATGAGCTCGACCTATCCGATCACGCTCGACCCCTTCGACGTGTTCGAAGCCGGTCAGTGGTGCGACCGCAAGCTGCCAAGCGGCAAGCCCCAGTTCACCTTCAACATGCTGGTCAAGGATGCCCAGTCGCCGCGGGAGCTGGCCACCTACATCTTCGGCACCTTCGGCGGCCGGTTCTTCGACGACGGCAACGGCTATGGCCGCATCCGCCTGGACAACGGCGAGGCGCCGGCCGTCCACTTGTTCACGAAGGAGAACGTCAAGAGCGGGATCTTCAAATACTCCTACACTGAGATCGAAAGCCGGATCAACGACTACACGGTCTCCTTCAAAAACCCGGACCTGTTTTACGCCGAGGACCGCCGGCGGGTTTACGATCAGCCCGCGATCGACACCTACGGGCGCGCGCCGGACGACTTCGTGGCGGTGGGCTGCAACAACGCCGACGAGGCGGTCTACCGCGCGACGGTGAAGCTGCTGACGGATCAGACCGAGATCGAGACCGTCACCTTTGAGACCGCGCGTGAAGGCCTCTATCTCGAGCCCTACGAGATTATCCTCGTGTCGGACGACACGATGGACGACGTCATCACCGGCCGCATCAAGAGCACCGATGGCGCGCACCTCATCTTCCTGCGCGACAACGTGTACCTGGAGGACGGTTTCGACCATGAGATCGTCATCAACCTCGATCAGTTCGAGCTCGCCACCCTGTCGATCGACGCGGCGTCGGTTGGTAGGCCTACGAAGGTCCTGAAGGTCGTCGAGCAGCTGCCGGCCGGCATCCCCGCCCAAGCCGTCTTCTCTATCGGTCAGGCCGCCAAGGCTTACCGTGTGCTGACGATCGGCGAGGGCGGCGAAGGCGATGGCGACCAAGAGAGTGTCACGATCAGCGCGATCGAGGTCAACCGCACGAAGTATGCGACCGCTGCGGAGTCTCCCGGCTCGGTCATCATCGAGATCCCCGAGTTCCCGACCGATCTCTCAGTCGTGTCGAACGCACGCATCACGCCCTTCACTGAGGTGCGCAGCGGGCGCCCGGTTCAGAACCTGCGGGTCGAGTGGGACCCGCACCCGAACAAATTCGTCCGATCCTATTCGATCAACAGCCGCTTCAACGACGACCAGTGGCAGTTCAACGGCGAGGTGAAAGGCCCTCGGTTCGAGCTCTACGACGTCAAGCAGGGCCGCTACATCTTCTCGATCCAGGCGCTGGCCCTGACCGGCCAGAAGTCGGTCGTCGCCTATGTCGACATCGACCTGAGCGGCGCCGTGCGCGTAGTCGCCCCGATCAAGAACCTGGCCCTGGTCAACCAGTCAGGTGTGAACGGCTCCATCCATCTCTTCGACGACGTTCACGCCGATCTGGCTTGGGAGCCTGGCGAGGAAGATCCAGCGCTGTCTTCCTACCTGGTCAAGATCTTCAACGACGGCGAGGGTCTGCTGCGGACGACTTTCGTCGGCGTGCCGTCCTTCTCCTACAGCTCGTCCATGATCCGCACCGACGCGGCGACCCGCCAGCTGCGCGTCGAGATCACCGCCTTCGACATCTTCGGCAACGCATCGGCACCGGTGTCGATGTTCATCAAGAACCCGGCACCGGCGGCGCCCGTGGTTGCGGCTGACCGCGGTTTCGGCTCCGTCTCCTTCTCCTGGCCAATCGCCGGCCTGATCGACTATGCCGGCGCGCTGCTGTGGCTGTCGCCGACTCCTGGCATTGACCCGACCTCGCGCGCGCCGGACATGGACATCAACAGCAACACGGTCTCAGTGGCCGTGGAGAGCATGAGCGTCTGCTACGCGGTGGTCGCCCTCTACGACACGCTGGGCAAGGCCGAGCTGAACTACAGCCAGGAGGTGTTCGCGCAGTCCTACCAGACCGTTGACACCGAGCCGCCGGAGACGCCGGCCGGCTTGGGGCTGTCCACACGGCTCGAGACTGTGGATGGGGTTGTCCAGCGCATGATCCTGACGGCTGTCCTGGGCGCGGCGGCCGACGAGGACTTCGCCTACTTCGATTTCGAGATCAAGCAGAACGACGGCAACTGGGTCAGCTTCACGTCCAGCACCCCGACGTTCGAGTGGACCGTGCTGCCGCTCCAGACCTATGCGGTGCGCGCCTCGGCGGTGGACCAGATGGGCAACCGCTCGCCGATGACGGCCGAGCAGAGCCTGGTGACGCCGGAGTGCCCTGAGCTCGCCGATTTGATCAACGGCGGGTCGGTCTCGATCGAGGCCGGCAAGATCCGTGTCCAGGGCAGCACCATGCTGTCGGACTGGCGCAACCCGGGCGACCTGACGACGATCAACGGCAACAAGTTGGGCACCGGGACCGTGACCGCCGACAAGGCCATCTTCGGCCAGCGTGGTGTCCAGGTCGAGGACATCGTCTTCGACTACAACAACCCCTCCGCAAACAAGGTCTCCTGGACCAGTGGTGTCGTGCGATATACCGGCGACGACGGCAACACGGCCACCCGCACGATCGCAGCCGGCAACGCCACCTGGACGACCGGCACGCTCTTCATCTGCTACACGAAGAACGCCACTGTGCTGACGGCCACGACCGACCCGCTGGTGGCTTTCGACCACGATGCAATCGTGGTGGCGACCTACAAGGGCGACAAGGCTCTCGACGGCTCCTACGGGCGCACGATTATCGACGGTGGCCAACTGAAGACCGGCACGGTGATCGCCGACCAGGCCCGGGCCAATTCGATCGACGCCAACGCCATCCAGTCCGACGCCATCCAGTCGCGCCATGTCGCGGCCGGCTCGATCACCGCCGACAAGATCACGGTCGGCAACGGTGGCAACTGGTTGGACAACGCGGACCTGAGCGCCGGCCTCAACTACTGGCTTCTGGGCAGGAGCAGCGTGAATGTCCAGGCGCTTATCCGCAACGACATCTACGCCCCGGTTGGCGGCTGTCTGCAGGTCGCCGAGACAGCGGCGTCCGCGCCGGCTGACTATGGCTATTTCATCTGTGCTGATGCGCTCGGCGCGCAACGCTATTTCCCGGTTATCCCCGGTCAGAAATATCAGTTCTCGGTCTACGCCTACATGCTCAACGCTCCGTCGTTCGGCATGATCCGCTGGTATGACTCGGCAGGCGCGATCGTCGCGGACTCTGGCCTGCCGAACATCGCAGCCCAGAACGGCAATCCCAACTACAACCTGGGCAACTACGCCCGGCCGTTCGTCATTGCGGCCTGTCCGGCGGGCGCCGTGCGCGCGTCGGTGATCTTCGGCATCCAGGCCAAGACGACCGCTGCCGGCACAGCAGCCTACGGCTTCTTCGTGCGCCCGTTCTTCGGTGAGGCCACACCTTACCAGACGCAGCCGTCACCCTGGAGCTCAGGTGGTGCAACGGCGATCGCAGGTGGCTCGATCAAGACCAACAATCTGGCAGCGATCTCGGCCGATCTCGGCGACATCCGTGCCGGCACGGTTGGGTCCCCCGATGGCAAGTTCCTGATCACCCTCACGCAGGGCAAGTTGGAGTGGTTCGAATGAGCAACTGTCGCGGCTATCTCAAGGACGTCGATGGTGTGAAGCGTATGCGGCTGGTGAAACCCGGCTATGACGCCAATGACGAGAACGTCCCTGGCAACAAGGTCATCTTCGACAGCAAGGATCTCGGCGTCATGACGATCCTGGAGGTTGGGGAATACCACTGGACGAACGTCAAAGACTCCGGCGGTCTCGTCCGGGTCCGCAGTTGGGACTACGGCTTCGTGCCGTTGTGCGTGTTCCAGTGGCAAATCAACACGCAACCCTATTGGTCGAACCACGCTGTCGGTGAGGAGGCTGGAGCTGACCAGCTGGTGAAGGTCGCTCTCGACGGGATCTACGTCAGCATGATCTGGAGCTACTTCACCGTCTATCCAAACATCGGCCTACGCTGGCAAGCTTTCAGGATGCCCGCAATATGATCAAGCGAGGCATCTTCCAGCTAACTGGGGCAGAACCCAAGCTTCGGATTTCGAAGCCTGGTATCGACGTCGACACGGCGGGGCCAACAGATTTCCTGCTCCATGAGGATTTTCTCTACACACAACCGTATTTCGCGCAGTTCGTCGCTTGTCCATTCGCCGGTCGGACGACCACGGGCTATGTCGAAGCCGCGGTGCCCGTGGCTATTCCAAATGTGACCTCCGATCCGCTGATCAACGTTTGGATCGTGCAGAGCGATGGTCCGATTTCCTATCCATGCCAACGCGGTCAGGGTTCCGGCAACAGCGGAAGCGGCTTCAACATCGACGCCTACTATGTTCGATACAAGGTCGACAGTGGAACCCAGGTAACGGTCTGGTTCATGAAGCCCGACACGAGCAAAAAGTCGCCCCAGGGGGCATACCTCATGTGCTTTAGGAAGCCTCAATAATGCCAAGAGCAAGAATTAGCGCCCAAGGACTGGAAATTGCAAAGCAGGGCTATGACGTTGACACGGCAGCACCCGAGAATATGGCGTTCGACAAGAATTACGTCGCGTTGCGCCTTGCCTATACCGGCGTTCTGACGGTCGTGAACTTCTCAGGCTTCATGTCGGACAAATATCGACAGGCCATTTTTGTCTTCCCCACGCCGTTCCTAAAGCCCCCACTGTGCATGGTTGCGGGCCAGCGCTCTGACGGGGCAACGGACCAGACAACTTTTCTTGGCATTGCAGCTTCGGACCAGAGCAACATGGCTTGGCACGAGCCGGTCTACCAAATCATCACGACCACCACCCAGATGGAGCTCTACGTCAGCAAGACCAGCTGGGGGAATAACGCGAGCCGTACCGTCAACTGGCGCTACTGGGTATTCCGCAACACGCTGGAGGACTGACCATGAAGCGCAACAAAGGCATCATCGCCTATGGCACCGACGAGGACCGCGCCAAGCTCGCGGTGCTCTCCACCCTGACTGGCAAAACAGCGTCCGACTGGATCGTCCAGGAGATCCGCCGGCAGTATGCCACAGCCTTCGGTGACACGCCCCCAGAACGCATCATAGCGCAGCACTAGCTCTGAACAAAAACTCGTTGGACGTCTTATATTGCCAGGAGGTTTCCAGGGGATGTTTATGTCCGAACAAGAGCTCAAAGGCGTCGTTATCAACGGCAAGGTTATCTCGGCCGTTGTTGGCTGTGTCGCCATCATCACGGCGCTCTTTAGTTCAATCGGATACGTGACCTATCAAGGGTTCGAGCTGACCCAGGCGAAGGAAGACATCCAGAAACTCGAGACCAAGGTCGACACGCAGGTCGCGCAGCTCAAGGCCCAGATCGACTCTTCGAACCAGCAGAGCCGCCAGGACTTCAAAATGATCCTGGACAAGGTCGACGCGCTGACCGGCGAGGTAACAAAATTGACGATCGCCGTGGGAAACGTCCAGTACAAGCAGGACAACACGCCGCTCCGGCAGTGATGCACAGTGCAGCATGGCTGGCCGAACAACGGCCAGCCACGGCCCCATATACGGGCCATGATGAAGTGGCTACACCCCGACTGGAAGAAGAAGCTTAGGCACGCCTGGAGCGTGCGCTTCCTGGCGCTCGCCGCCCTGCTGGCGGCCATGCAGGCGATGCTGCCGTACCTGCCGGCCTTCCTGACGCTCTCGCCCCAGGTGACAGGCGTCGTGACGGGCCTTGTCGTGTTCGGCGCCTTCATCAGCAACGTCTTTGTCAGCCAGAAGGTCTTCCGCAATGACCAGAATTAGCATCGCGCCCTCAAAGCGGGGCGCGCAGGCCGTCATCGGGGCGCTCGCCTTCGCCGCCGCCTCCGGCTGGACCTACTGGCAGCAGCCGGCTCCGCTTCCCGACCAGCCCAAGCCCATCGTGCAGATGGTCCGGCCGGCCGTCGTGGCGCCGGCGCTCACGCCCGAGAAGCTCATCCGCCAGCAGATCGCCGCGGGCAAGATCCCTCCGGCTGTGCGCCTGGCCGTCGACCACCTGATCATCCCCTGGGAGGGCCTGGTGCTGAAGTCGCACTGGGACAAGTTCTCGAAGCGCTACGACATCTGCTACGGCGACACGCTGATCGACGGCAAGCCCGTCAAGCCTGGTATGGTCGTCACCAAGGCCTACTGCGATGCGCTGCTGATCAAGCGGGTCATCGCCGACTATTACCTCCCGCTGGTCGACGGCGTGAAGGGCTACGCCATTGCGCCGGACTCGGTCCAGGCCTCCATGCTCTCGGGCGCCTACAATTTCGGCGTCGGCCGGCAGAAGAAGTCGACGACCTCGAAATTCGTCGGCACGCGTGAATACGCCAAGGCCTGCGCGGCCCAGCTCGTCTTCATCAAGTCCGGCGGCCACGAGGTTCAGGGGCTGAAGAACCGCCGTGGCATGGGCGACAAGCAGCGCAAGGGTGAGGGCGAGATCTGCCTGAGCGGCCTGCCCCAGAAGGGTAAGCGCTGATGGAACCGATCCTCGAAGCCCTGATCAATGAATACGGCCCAGGGCTCCTGCTCTGCGCCGTCCTCGCCCTCTCTGTAATCATCGCGCTGGTGATCTGATGCCACCCTGGTTGTCCCTTCTGCTCCTCCGCGCCGCCATCGTGATTGGCGTGTTCCTGGCCGGCTTCGGCTACGGCTGGATGAAATACGAGAACGCGGCCGAGGTGGCCTCGCTCAAGAAGCAGGTGACCCAGCTGCAGACCAACGTCGCGATCTTGGAGGCCGACTCCAGCCAGGCTGTGGCTGACGCCGGCAAGCTCGCCCAATACGAAAAGAACGCAAAGGAGCAACGGGATGCGATCGTTCCGAAGAAGCGCACTCTCTGTTTTGACGGTGATGATGCTGGCCGGGTGCGCAACCTCTGGAAAGGTTGAGCTGCCTCCACTCCCGGAGGATCTCCGTGTCTGCTTCGAGAAGATGGTCGGGCCTTTCCCGGAGGGCAAGCCGATCGATGACTTGATGGTATTCGACAAGCTCGACGAGTTCATCAAGTCCGACAGGACGAAGACGGCCTGCGGTAAGCGACTGATCGCCATCTTCGACGCGGCTGGTGACCCGAAGGCCCTGGCTAAGTTGTTGCGTTCGAGCAAGGCTCGCACTAAGTAGGTCTTCCTATAGTAATAGGGGGTCTATTTGAGAAAGCTAATATACTTGGCGCTTATGTGCGTCTTTGCTTCGCCCGCGGGCGCCGTGTCACGACTTGACGGCTGGGTGGAGCAGGCCTCGAACGTCCGCTACTTCGACGTGGACGAGAGCGACCCCGAGAAGGTGCTCGTGTTCGCCATCTGGTACAACGACGACGAGGCCAAATTCAGCGCGCAGCGTGTGTGCGCCCTGGACGAGAAGATCTCGACGGTCTGGTGGGGAGATCTGGGCTCCTACAACGAGCACCACGGCAACGTTCGCGCAGCTGCGCGCGACAGCTTCTACGATTGCAAAAAGGGCCGCTGACGCGGCCCTTATACGCTTCCCCGTATAAACGAGGCTTATACGCGAACGCGTATCACTTGTTGAAGTCGACCGGACACGCCCCGCTCTCGCAGTCGATGTGGACCTTGTCCACGTCCTCCGCCATCTGTTCAGCGATCGAGGCGACAATCGCCTCATAGCGCGCCTTGGTGACAGGTTCCTCCGGCTGATACTCGTAGGACAGGGCGTCGACCTTCGGCAGCACCGACACGGCGCGCACCGTGTTGATGTTGGCATCCATGACCTTCGAGTATTCCTTGTAGCTCACCTTCTTGGGATCGTACTTCAGCGTGTAGGAGACCTGGTTGCCACCCTCACGGCCGATCCAGAACGTCTCCAGGAGCCTGAGCCAGCGGAACTGCTCCTCCATCGTCGCCTCGGACGCCGTGACGACCTCCGGCATGCCCAGCTGGCAGATCACCTGGGAGGTGGGGAAGCCGACGATCGTGGTGCCGGCGTAGCTCTGCAGCTCCTTGGTCGGATAGCCCTTGGCGGCGTATTCGGCCACCAGTGGGTCGTCAGAGCGGAACTGGACCCAGCGGAGGTACTCGCGCATGGGAGGCAGGTGAGCGCCCTCGGTGAGGCCGAAGAGCTTGCTGGTCGTGCCGGCCGGCTTGATGGTCCGGCGGGTGTGCGGGAACACGACGCCGAGATCCCGGCTGTAGCTGCTGGCCTCTTCGTCGACCACGCCGGCGAGCTCCTTCAGGCGGAGCCAGAAGGGCAGGGCGCGCGCGGCCGGCATCGGCATGAAGTTGCCGTTGGCGTCCTGCACCTGGTGGCCGTCACCGTCGATGGAGATCAGATCCCGGAAGGTGAGGCCGAAGCGCGCCCAGGCCCACTCCAGGATGCCCGTCAGGGACACCCCGATGCGGTTCGTGCGCTTGACCTCCCGGTCGTACATCGAGGACATGAGGTTGGTGCGGATCAGAGCGCGGGTGATATGGCGTGTGGCCTGTTCCTCTTCCCAGCTGTCGTTGGCGTGGAAGAGCGCCAGGTCGCCGATCACGCAGAAGGCGCCCAGGATGTAGAGCACGATCTCGCCGCAGGGGTTCACGATGAACTGGTAGACGTGATCCATGACCAGCTCGGCCATGGCGATCTGCATCTCGCGGAAGTCCTCGCCGCCGAACTTGGCGTAGGGGTAGACCAGGTAGTCGTCGGTGCCTTTGCGGTTGACGCTCAGCTTGGAGACGTTGAGGAAGCCGGTCTCGCCGGTGAGATCGTGGTACTGGCGGCGCTTCATGGCCTCGTTCAGATCGTGTGCCCACTTCTCCAGGCCGGTGAGCTCGATGCCGTTGCGCAGCATGTGCTTGGCACGGCGGAGGCACTCGTAGAACTCGTCGTCGACCGCGACCGAGTTGTTCGAGGACCAGAGGAACGAGCCGTACTGCGGGAGGCCGGCCATGCTGTCGACCTCTTCCCAGCTGCGGCCGATGAACTCGATCGGGCGCTTGAGGTCGATGAAGGCGAAGATGCCGGGGTCTTTCCAGTATTTGGTCGCGATGCGCGCAGCGCGACGGGCGCCGCCCACCAGGACGCATTCGGCCAGATAGTGGTCGGCGTACATCGCCGCTGCCCATTTCGGCATGTCGAGGCCGCGTAGGCGAGCCACATTGGCGATCGCGCCCATGAGCGGGCCGGGGCCGGAGGCCGGGCGGTTCTGCATGCCCTTGATCGGCTCGCCGAAGCCGCGGACCTTGCTGAAGTCGAGGATGAGGAAGTGGTCGGTCAGGCCCTTGTAGGTGGCGACCTCGATCTCCTCCACGGCCTTGGCCCAGCCCTCACGGCTGTCGTCCACCATGTGGTAGATAGTCTTCTGGCCGGCGTGGAGGTGCATGGCCTCGCGCGGCGTCATGTAGCCGGAGATCCGACCAGACAGCACGTCAGGGTGGGTGTTGTCGATCACGCAGACCACGCGCGGCTGGATCGTCCAGTCGACGAGCATCAGGGCGTCGTCGTAGCTCGAGCCCACGCCGGAGCCGGAGAGCAGCAGCTGGAAGGCCATGGCGCGGAACATCGCCGTCGAGCAGTTGGTGAAGACCTCCATCGGGCGGTCCTTCTGGCGGATGTCGCCGTGCTGAAGATGGCGGCCGGAGAGCAGGATGGTGCCCTCGGCGATGTGGTAGCGGAGGCCGTCCAGGTCGTAGCAGTGCGGGTGGAGAGAGGTGTTGCCCTCGGCCACGCGCAGAGCGACGTCGGCCCAGGTCTCGCGCCGCGTCTCCGGCTTACGGCCCATGAACGGTACGGTCTTGTCGTCGACGATCTTGATCAGGGGGAAGGTAAGGCTTAGTGCGGACCACCACGACTTGTAGTCGGGGTCGGCGGGGTTAAGAGAGACGGAGCGCGCGCCTGCCCATTCGGTCTTCGCTTCGTCGGTGAGGATCAGGCGAGAAACGGTGCGCTCGGCGACACCCTGGCCCATCCCCGGAAAGAAATCTCGGGACATAAAAAACCTCTCAGTTCGGTGGGAACTGAGAGGTAAGAAATCAAAATCTTGTATGTCAGTGATGCAATTTGCTCACCCTATAGTATCACCACTTTTTTCCGCCGACGCCCTTACGGTGTTCGGCGGTGTGGTCTTTCCTGACCTTGTTGAAGGCCGTCTTCTCAAGGTAGGCGCCGTCGAGATCATAGTCCCACTTGTTGGCGTATTCCTTGATCCGCTCCAGCGTGTTGTAGAGCTGCTCGCCGATCAACCTACGGGCCTCGGGGAAATAGTCACGATCGTTGTAGCAGAGCTCGCCGAGCTCCACGACCATCTTTGAGATGTCGAACAGGGCAGCACCCTTGTTGTCGGGGAGCGGTTCCAGGCTGTAGCCGCCAGGGCGGATGTCGTAGCCATAGGCGCCGGCGAAGTCGCCGATGCGAATGATGGCGTCGACCAGTTCCACCTCGGCCGCGGGGCGGAGAGGCAACTTGTCGTCCATCAGGCCCTTGCGCTCGCCCTCCATCGCCTCGGCGATCTCTGACACGACGAGCATGAGCAGCTCGTCCTTGTCTCGATCCAGGCGAGCGCCGGTGTCTAGGTCGTGCCACCACTTGGCATTGTTCTGGTGGCATTCGTAGGCGAGCTGGTTGTAGGAGAGACCGTTGATCATTCGAAACCTCGTCTGATGAGCGCGGCGACCACGACGCCTGTCCAGGCACCGGCGCCAAGCGCGGGGATTTGCATGTCGAAGGGGGAGGGGAAGGTGAGCCACAGGCCGTACGCGATGACGCCGGCCAGTGGTGGCACCACGATCAGGCAGATGAGCGCCGTGATCGTGGTGAAGGTCTCGATGACCTTACGCACTGGGTGACTCATAGGGCCACGGTGGGAACCTGGTGCCCGGGTCCAGGAAGCCGTCCACGAGGGGGATCGGCGTGCCCACTTCAGCCGGGTTCGGTGGATAGCCTGGGAGGCTCTCACTCAGCTCTTCGAACTGACCTGCGATGACCTCGTCATTGGCAAGGTTCCTGACCGTCTCCTCCGAGAGCTCGTCCAAGACGATGGTAGCCTTGAGCTCGGCCTGCTGGCGCTGCCGGAGACGCTCCTTGTGGACCGCCTTCAGACGCTCGACCCATTCCTCGCCCTGGTGGAGGAGATCGGCCTCGACCTGGGACTTGCGCCGGTTGTCGATCAGCGTGCCGTGGGCGGCTGCGTCGATCAGGATCGAGCAGCACGCCTTGACGGCGCCGAGGTTCTTGACGAACGTGTCGCGGGTCAGCTCCTCGCCGACCTTGTAGAGCTGCAGGTGGCGCATGGCCGCCTCGACGTACGTCATGGCCTCGACCATGGTGTCCCGCCAGTTGTGCGGGTCGTACTTCAGCATCCCGTCGTAGAGGGCCTCCAGCTCTGCCAGCTGGGCGGAGAGCGGGATGTAGGCCAGCGGGGGCTTCTTGTCGCCGAAGGCTTGCTTGGGATTAGACATGGAGCAGGCCCTCCTTGACGAAGAGCTTGGTCAGCTCGGTCTCGCAACGACGCTGGCCCCAGAAGTCGACCTTAACGCCGCCGAGCGGTTCCCAGAACTTGGCGTTCCAGGGCTCGTCGAAGACCTGGAGCATCTCGTCCGCGCAGATGCGACGGTCGTATTGCTCCAGCTCCTCCATGTGTTCCCACGGCTCGTTGACGGACAGGAAGATCACGCGGAGCATGGCCTTCTCCAGGGCGCTGTAGCCGTCGATCGCACGCTTGATCGGGTTCGGGAGATCCAGCAGACCAAAGCCTTCGGACGTGTCGTGCAGGATGGCGGCCCGCCGGAGGTGCTTCGGCACCTGGCGGTAGAGCTTCACCTCATGCTCGGCCACGTAGTAGGGCTTCTTGGTCTGGCCGGAGTAGCGGGGAAGACGAGAGAGCGCGCGGATGGCGACCTTGAAGTCGACATCGGTGACCTGGAAGTCCAGCGGATTTACCAGGCGCATGTTGCCCAACAAGATACGAGGATCAGCTCCCATGGAAGAACCTCCTCGGCGCGGTCGGACGGCGGCGCGGGATCAGGTACTGGACGACCCAGCCCTGGTCGATCGACTGGCACATCTCGTGGGTGCCCTGATCGAACTTGTGACGGGCGTCCTTCAACACCTCGTCGAACTCCTCGGCCCATTCGGTGCCACACCGCTTGATCGCGATGACGTGCTTGCGCACATGCTCCCGGCCGAGCTCCTTGATGTCCGCGGGGCGCGGGCAGGCAGGAGGAAGAGTGGAGACTGCTGTCGGCCCGTAGCGGGCCACCAGAGAGTGGTAAGGAAGACCAAGACGACGGGCGACCATCGACAGATTGCCGCCCGTTTTCTTGATCTCTTCTTCTACTAGAGTATCAATTGCTGTTCGCTTCATTTGCCTCAAGCTCAATGTAATAATCGGCTTGAGGGTATTTGTGGCTGACCAGCAGGATCTGCGAGATACGACTTGCGAGATACTCTAGGGTAAGCGCAGTATTATGGGCGCGATCGGCGTCCATAGAGGCGTCAATCTCGTCTCCGAGGAAAACCGAGAAGACATTATTGGTCAGAACCTGGCCCAGGCCTAGACGCAGAGCGAGGTTGGCCACAGCCTTGCCGGAGCCCGACAAGGTGTTGATCGGCTGGTTGTCGACCTTGATCTCGAAGTCCTCGTCGACCTCGATCACATTGCGCTGCCCGCCGGTCATCTTCGAAACGTAGTGGCTGGCCACCTTGTTCAGCGACGGGATGAGATGCTGTTTGACCAGTCGACGCAGGATGGTCATCGCGTCACGGCCCTTGCGGAAGCCCGCCTCGCGCTCCTTCCTGGCCTTGATCTCCGTCTGACGCTCGGCATAGACCTTCTGGTCGCGCTTGTAGCTCGCCAGTCGGTCCTCGTAGATCTTGGCCTGCTCGTAGTGCGCCTCCAGCAGCCGGAGATTGCTCGGCACCTCGGCCAGCTCGTCGGCGCGGGCCTGGTCCTTGGCGTAGGCGCTCTCCTGCGCCTCCCAGTCGGCCAGGCGAGCCTCGTAGCTCGCAAGGTCGCTCTCGTAGGCCAGACGGTCCCGCCAGAGCGCGTTGAGCTCCTTGCTGGGGCTCGTGGCCGGCTCAACGGCCTCGAGCTCTGCGCGCCGTGCCTGGGCAGCGAGGGCGACCTTGAACTCCGCCACCTGCTGGCGCGTGTGGGGAGGCTCGACAGCATCCTTCACGCGCTCCCAGTCGTCCTTGATCTTCTCGAACGCCTGCAGCTGGCGACGGGCGACGTCGACGTTGACCATGTCGGGCTTGCCCGGCCGCTCCAGGTCCTTCAGTTCGACCTTCAGGGTCTCGACCTGGATCTGGACCTTCGTCACGCGGTCAGCTTCCATCGGCCACTCATGGCTGCAAGCCGGGCAGGTGTGGGTGCCGACGTCGAGCAGATCCCGGAGCTGTTTCTGGAGATGGTCGAGACGTTCGAACTTCCGAACCAACTCCGCATCCGCGTCGGCCTTGGCAACCTGCTCAGCCGTCATGGTCAACGCGTAATTGCGGGCGAGCTTCTGACGCAGCTCCCAGTCATCGATGCCGTCCTCGGAGAAGGGCGGCGGTGGTGGGGGAATGCGTTTGAGCTCGGCCTGGGCCTGCTCGTAAGCGCGAGCCTTGTCGACCAAGATCTCCAGCTCGGCCGCCGTCGTGCTGACGGGCGCGACCGGCTTATCAGGCTTGGACATCCTGGTCTGGCTCAGCCGCCCCTTGATCTGGTTCAGCTCGTCGTTCAGAACGCGTTGAGCGTCCCTGAGCTCGGCCAGATCTTTGCTCGGAACGTACTCCGGCGGTGGGGTCGGCTTGACGGGCTTGACCAGGCCTTCCTCCATGCCGGAGATCAGCGAGGCCAGGCTGTTGGCCTCCTGGCCGCACCACTTCGCGATGTCGTCGATCGCCGACATGCCGATGACCGAGTCCACCATCTGCTTGCGCTCGGACGGCAGCATGGAGCCGAGCTTCTCGATGTCGCCCTGGTTCGCCACGCATGCGGTGTCGAACACGTCCAGGCCGAAGCCCAGGATCTCGGCGACCTTGGTGTTGACGCCCTTCTGGCCGTTGGCGATCTCGGTCTCGTCGCGGAAGATCCTGGCCGTGGTGATCGTCCGCTTGACGAGGTAGGTCTCGCCCTTGGCGGTAAAGGTCAGGTCGGCCTTCAGGTTCTTGTAGTCGTCGGATTTGCCCCGGAGTGCCCGGGTACCGAAGAGGCAGTAGCGGATCATCTCCAGGATGACGGACTTGCCGGCCTCGTTCGGGCCGGTGATGGCGCCGAAGCCTTCCTGGAAAGAGAAATCCCCCGACAGGCTCTTGCCGGTCGAGGGAAAGGTAACACTATAGGTCAGGCGATTAAGCACTAGGCCACTCCTTGCATTTTCCTTGGGATCGCGCCTTGTGAACGGCGCTCTTGACGATGTCGGGCATGACCTCGGCGAAGGTGCGGGCCGCGTCCTTGAGGTGGGTCCACCCATAGCCGCCGGCGCGCTTCATCTCCTCGATCATGCCGATCTCGGCCGGATGGAGGCCTTCGGTGGTCAGCCACTCATTCATGGCCTTCAGGATCTGGATGCTATTCGGCAACGCGGGCCTCCTCGTATCGGGTGATGATCTGGCTGCGGACCTCGTCGGGTACGCCGGCTTCCTCGAAGGCCTGGGCGAACAAGGCCATGAGGTCGAAGTCGCCGAGCGTGACCTCGTCGGTGTCCTCCTCATTGGCGCCGATGCGCTGGATGGTGAGCTGCAGGCAGTCCAGTTCGTCCGTGAGCTGCTCGCCGGGGTTCAGGCGGAGCCTGACGCACTTGTCGGAGAGGTCCTCGCCCTCCAGCTGGTCGAGATACAGCGTGACGTACATCTCGCCGTTGTCCTCGCCGTGGGCGTAGGGCTGCATCGAACCGACCTGGACGACCTTGACGCCGTCGCGAGTGAACTCGTCCGGCAGATGGACGTGACCGGTGTAGGCCACCTCGCAGCCGGCCGCGGCCAACTCCTTCGTCGGGACCAGGTTGCCTTCGCCGAACATCGTGTCCCAGTGACCGAAGGCGATGTCGATCTTCTCGGTCACCAGCTCGCCCGCTGGTTTGGTCGGGTGGTAGGGGAAGAGCCCGACCCGGTCGCCGCCGATATCCGTGAAGTGGCCGGCGTGGCGGATGATGGTCACGTTCGGCAGGTTGCCGACGACGAGCTCGAAGAGATCCAGCGCGCCCTTCTTCTCCAGATCCTTGGAGATGTCGTGGTTGCCGCCGAGGATGAAGTAGCGGGTCTTGGGGTTGTCGCGCGCGGCCTTGAAGAAGGTCCACGACGCCTGGAACACGACGCTGTAGGGCACCGCCCATTTGTCGAACAGATCGCCCATGCAGATGAAGACGTCGTATTTGCCCGACGCCTTCATGCGGCTCCGGAAGTCATCCATCACCATCTTCTCGCGGAGACCACGCTTCTCAAGCGAAACACCCCGGACGAAGGATCGTCCGAGGTGCGGGTCTCCGAGAATGCCGGCACGGGCGGTGCCGATATCAATCTCGGTTATGCGGTACATGCTAGGCGGCTTCCTTCTGGTTGAGCTCCTCGCGAGCGACGAAGATCGTCTTGATCTGGTGGAGCACGTCGTGCAGCGCGTTGTGGACGTCGCCGTTGAATGGCACGGTGATATTCGGATGGTCCGGGTCACCGCGCATGCCGGCGATGTAGCTGTTCATGTCGCGGGCGTAGCGGTAGTGGAACGGCAAGTGGACGTTGAACTGCCGGAAGTAGGACTGGATGAATGAGTAGTCGAAGCTCGTCGGCTTGCCCCAGAAGCGTAGCGGTGGATCGGACGGCGCACGGCCCTTGTTGGCCCATTCCTCGAAGGCCTTGATAACGAGGAAAGGATCCTCCATGCGGGCACAAATGCCCTGGTAGACCTTGAGGTTCTTGCCCTGCCAGAAGGCTCGGGTCGACTCCTCCCAGAAGCGGCCGGGTGCCAGGCTCAGGCAGCGGTCGAACATGTCGGAGGCGTCCACCGTCATGGTGACGGCGTTGAAGCGCACCGCGGCGATCTGGATGATGCCGTTGTGCTCGGGGTGCGTGCCGGTCGTTTCGATGTCGACCATCACGTCGAGGTTGCGAGTTTCCATTTGTGTCCTTCGAGTTCTTTCCAGGTCAGGGAGCGCGCCGAATGATCCCGGATCATCGAGTACGGGATGCAGAACCATTCGTCAGTGGGGATGCGGTGGATGTAGACGAGGTAGTCGCCACCTGCCGCGAGGATCATGACGGCCATCGCAGAGGGGATCTTCCGGAGCAGTGAGAAGCGAAACGCGGTGTCGTCGATCGTCGACTTCACCTCGGCGAAATGCACGCCGTTGTGGGCGACGACATAGTCGCTCGGGGCCGATCGGGTGAACCCGATCACGCCGGTGCGACCGCGGACTTCGGCCGCGTCAACTACCCGCCAGGTCCAAGCTCGTTTGCCGAGCTTGTTCCAGATGCGTTCAAATTCTTGTTCGGAAGGTTTGCCGGTGTTCTTTGCCATCACGGGCGCATATGGGCGCCCGTGATGGTGTCGTGAATATCAAATCTTGTCGTTACTAGAGGGCAAGTCAACAATCTTCATCGGGTACTTCTTCTGCAGCTCGAAGAGGAAGTCTTCGAGCTCCGGTGAGCAGTCCTTAATGATCAGCCCGTACCCGAGGCTGACCATGGTGTTGATCGTGTATTCCAGGGTCGACTTCATCACCGGGAGGCTTGGGCTTTCGAAGCGGCGGCCATTGCCGGTGATGACGTAAAACTTGCTCATACTGCGATCGGCGCCTTGATGCCTTCGTCGGGGGTGTAATTGTCCAGCCGGAAATCCTCGTACCGGAAGTCGTTGATGCTCTCCACCTTGGGGTTGATCCACATGGTGGGCAACGGCTTGGGTGCGCGCCGGAGCTGCTCGGTCGCTTGCTTGAAGTGGTTGTGGTAGATGTGCGCGTCCCCGAGCGTGTGGATGAACTCCCCAGGCTGCAGGCCGGTCACCTGGGCGACCATCATTGTCAGCAGCGCGTAGGAAGCGATGTTGAACGGCACGCCCAGGAAGATGTCGCCCGAGCGCTGGTAGAGCTGACAAGACAGCTTGCCGTTCGCGACATAGAACTGGAACAGGCAATGGCAAGGCGGGAGCGCCATCTTGTCGACCTCGGCCGGGTTCCAGGCTGTGACGATGTGGCGGCGCCCTTCAGGGTTGCGGATCAAGTCGCTGATGACGTCGGCGATCTGGTCGATGCTGCCGCTGCCGTCAGGGTAGCGGAGCGGGTCAGGCCAGGAGCGCCACTGCTTACCGTAGACCGGGCCGAGGTTCCCGTTCTTGTCGGCCCACTCGTTCCAGATCGTGACGCCGTTGTCGTTCAGATATTTGACGTTGGTGTCGCCGGCCAAGAACCAGAGCAGCTCGTGGATGATCGATTTGAGGTGGAGGCGCTTGGTCGTGAGCAGGGGGAAGCCTTCGGCGAGGTCGAAGCGCATCTGGTGACCGAAGACCGAGCGCGTGCCGGTGCCCGTCCGGTCACCGCGGTCGACGCCCTGTTGCAGGACGTGGCGGAGGAGGTTGAGGTATTGCTTCATGCGGTTTCCTTGGGGAACATCTCGAGCTTCTCGACGTGGTTGAGGTCGTCGAGCATGTGGTGAGAGCCGAAGCCGAGCACCGTGTGGTTGAACCAGTGGCGGCAGTCGCGGTTGGCGCAGAGAATGTTGGTGGAGAGGCCCCCTTGGGGCCCCTCGTAAAACTCCTCGCCGTCGCAATAGGTGCATCGGAGCGCCATGTTGCGACCGTTGTGGGGTTTGCCGTCAGCCGGTAACGACGGCTTGCGTGTAAGACGCTTCCAAAAATTGAACATCAGACGAGCGCCTCCACTGGCTGGCTGGGGAACGTGCCGCCGTAGTCGATCAGCATCATCCTGACCGTCTCCGACGAACCGACGAGGGTCGGGTAGAAGGCCGAGCCGGTTCCCACGGCAACGAAAATCTTGCCGGCGTTGTGGTTGATCACGGCGACCTCTTCGGGGGAGAGTTGCCAGGCGCTTACGACGAAGCGCCTGTTGGTGAAGAAATGGCCGGGGAGGATGTCGTCCCGGCCCGGAGGTGCGCCGATCGGCCTGGAGCCGACGAAAGGTGCGGGGAAGCCCATTAGCGTTTCCTCATCATCTTCTTGAGGTCGGCCTGCATGGCTCGACGCTGCTTGCGGTTGCCCTGGCCGCTCGTGGCGGCCTTGGAGAACTGCTCGATCTCCTGCTCCTGGAGCCGGCCGATTGACCGGGGCTCGAGGGCCATCTTCCGCTGTTGAACGTCCATCAGAGCTCCCTCCCTCCCTTGTGGAACTTGGTACAGACCGGGAAGCGCGGGATGCCTCGCGCGCTCAGCTGGAAGAACTGGATGGTGCCGGGGCTACCGATCCATTCCTCCTGCTCCTCCAGGAGTTGCTTGCAGAACTCCTTGGTGCCCTTGATGCCGGCGCGCGGCCGCTCGCCGTTCTCCAGGCGGGCATCGTTGGGCAGCATGAACTCGACCCACTTGGCATGGCCGGACCAATTGCCGAGGCCTTCGCCGATCTTGGTGATCGGGAACTCGGCGTCCTGCATGTCCTTGCGTTTCAGCAGGTGGGCGGAGCGCTTGCCGATCTCGTAGTCGGCGTCCAGGCGCCCCATCTGGCCCTCGTAGCCGTTCTCCATGAACTCCTCGTAGTCCTTGTCGAACATGGCCTGGTTGAAGGCGATACGGGTCTCGACCGGGAGAATGTGGTCGAAGCCCTGCAGCATCGCGTTGTAGACCGGGGCGCGCTGGAAGAAGGTACCCTCGAACGACGGGATGTCGTAGACATGGTACTGGACCACGCCGGCGGTCGCTGGGTTCGGCTCCTGCTTGCGGATCAGGGAGACCAGCTGTTCGAAGTCGGCCTTCAGGTCGTGGTTGTAGAGCTCGCCATCGAGCACCAGGTCCGGGTCGGCAACGAAGAGAGGCGCCAGCTCGGCCTCGATGTGCGGGCAGCTGACGATCGGCTTGCCCTGGCGGCTGAACAGGCCCTCGGCTCGGGCGATGCAGCGGATGCCGTCCAGCTTCGGCTGGCTGGCGATTGGGAACTTAATCCGACCCTTGTAGCTCTTGGCGAGCATCGGCTCGAAGAAGTTCGGTGTGGCGCACGCCTCCGGCGTCCGGTGATATTGGCGCTCGAGTTTCTTGCGCTCCTCGGCCTCGGCCTCGAACAGGGCCTGGGCCTCGGCGGTGTCCTGGCTTTTCGGCGTGCAGACGGTCCAGTCCGTCGTCACCCAGTTACCGTCCTCAAGGCCGGAGGTCGACCGCCACTTCGGGCCATCGACCTCATAGAACCAGATGCGGAGACGGCCCTGGGTGTCGCGCTTGTAGATCATGGTGGATGTGTTCATGCGATGTTCCTTGGAGATTACGAGGGAGTGCGGCCGAAGAGCTTGTCTTCGTTCCAGCCGGCGACCTTGAGGGGCTGCTCGTTGAAGGGGGTGAGGTCGGCTTCGTTGTTGAAGTCGCGGAAGGCGCTGACCAGGCGGAAGATGCAGAGCTTGGGCTGCTTGCTGCCGCCTTCTCGATAGAAGTTCGCCACAGCGACGGCAGCGGCGTCAGCCTCGGCGGTCGAGTCACCAGCGAACATCACATCCAGGAAGGTGTTGATCTTCGCGAACTTGCGATGGGTGTAAAGAAGAGCCGCCAGGGCGCCGATCGGGAACTTGTCAAACCGAGCGACGGATCGGACCATAGCTCGGATCTCCCCATGCGCGTCGAGGATGGCGTCAGCCTCGGTGGGCGTCAGCGAACCCCTGGTGTACTCGCCGGCCGCGAGGGTGCGCATGGCGTGCAGAGCTGAGACCAGCCGCGGGATTTCCTTCTCTCCGCGGGCCTCAAGGTGAGCTGTTAGCTTGAGCTCGGGGTCGGCCGGAGCTTCGGCCACCGGGGTTATCGGCGCTGGCGCGGCAGGGGCCTGCCCGCCGATGTGATCAAGAATGAGGTTCAGTGCGGTGTCGGAGTTGGCCTGGCCAGTGAGGAGCTTCTGCAGCAGAGCCTCGACCGCGTCGAGGCGCTCCAAAATCATTACGCTTGCCTGAGAGAGGGGCTTGTCGGCGGTGATCTTCGTAGCGTGAGCGTTCATCTGTAGGTGTCCTCGTGTGCGATGATGGAGTAGCGCCAGTTCGAGCCCTCGGCCCGGTTGGCTTCGATCTCCTCTTCCATTTTGGAGAGGAGGATTTGGACGTTGACCTCGGAGTCGATCTCCTCGATCTCGTAGTCTTGGTCGTCACGGATGTGACGGCCGATCAGCTTCAGCCGCATTGGATCTCCAGTTTCGTTCTTGCTCTGCTGACCTGGCTCTTGATCGTGCCCTCGGGCATGCCAAGAACCCCCGCGGCCTCGGCGTATTCGTGGCCCAGCCACCCCACCAGGTAGAGGGCGTGCTGCTGTTTCTTCGGCAGGGAATTGAAGGCGCTCAGGAAGTCCCTGAAGTCCTCTCTGGACTCCTGTGGCGCGTCCATCGCCATGGCGTTGGTGTGAAGGTCGCCCGGGTCATCCAGGATGCGACCGTCACGGCGCTTGCCGGCGATGAAATGGTTTCTCATGATGGTGAAGCACCAGGCGATCAGCCTGGTGCCGGGGTGGAACTGGTCCTTCTTGGCCAGCGCCTTCAGCATCGTGTCCTGCAGGAGATCCTCGGCCGCGTCGATCGTGCGGGCGAGCCTCATTGCCTGCCGGAACAGGTGGGGCCGGAGCCCCACCAATTCCTCCTCAAATGTCATGCTGCTTCCTTGAGTTTGCGCTTCTGGTGCATGAGGTAGTCGACGACGGCCAGGACGTGGTCGTCGCTCAGGCGCTTGCCCTCGGTGTCCTCGGGCAGGACGCCCGGGAGCTTGGGCGCCTCGTAGAGCTCGATCTGGCCGCCCGGCGCCTTCTTCGGGTCGTAGGGCTCGAAGGTGACGCCGATAGCCGGCGAGCTGTCGAGTTTGCACGACTTGAACAGATCCGGGTGGTTGTTCATGCAGTCGCCGAGCATGTGCATCGCTTCGAGCACATGACGGTGGTGGACCGAGAACACGAGCTCGTCGTGGATCGGAACCATCAGGCGCATGATCCGGAAGTCCCAGCCCATCTCCTTCATCCGCGCCATCACGCGGATGGCCGTCCTCTTGGCGATGGTGGCGCAGGTGCCCTGGACGACCGCGTTGACGGCCTGGTTGTGCGCGCGCTTCTGGATCTTCCTGGCGATCCAGTGGACGAGCGCGTTGTAGGCCGCGTACTCGGGGCCCGTGCCCATGTCGAACTTCTGCTTGAAGGCCAGCATCCACTCATTGGTGGCCTCCCAGCGGACACGCCGGTGACCGTCCGGCAGATGAACGACGCCGTTGCGCGCCACCTGCTCGACGATGCCGACACGCCAGGCCTCGGCGACCGAGAAGCGGTCCCGATACATTTCGGTCGCGAGCTTGGTCTTCTCCTGCGACCAGCCCATGCGCTCGCCGATCGTCGCCAGCCAGCCCGAGAACCAGTAGTTGAAGTTCGAGTTCTTGCCGGCCTCGGTGCGCCAGTATTTGTAGGCCTTGTCGGGCCCGAGCGGCTCGCCCTTCAGGTTGGTGAAGAGCCGGTCGTGGTTGGCAAAGCTTGAGCCGTAGCGCTCCAGGAAGGTCTCGACCTTGTCGTACTGGCGTAGAGCCTTGAAGATGCCCTCGTTGAGGCCTTCGCAGTCGGCCGCCAGAACCGCCGTGGCGGAGCCCAGATGCAGATCCTGGTGCGGGATCTGGCAATAGGCTTCGATGAACGTCGGGTCCTGGCTGAGCTCGCCGATGATGACCAGCTCAACGGCCGACCAGTCGCGCGACAGCACAAGGTGGTCTGCCGTGTCGCCCTCGAAGAAGCCGCGGACGTAGGTGCTCTCGCCACGCTTGGCGAGCTGCATCGCGTTCGGGTCTTCGCAGCCCATGCGTCGGGTTGCCAGCATGGAGGTGACGGTCGGATAGAGCCGGCCGGTCTCCGGGTCCGTCAGCCGGCTGTACGGCGTCAGGTAGAGCTTCATGCGCTGCTCGATGCTGGCAATCTCGCCCAGGCCCACGAGCATTTCGCGCGCCGTCTCGTGACCCTCTTCCTTGAAGCGGTCGATCAGCTTGCCGCGCGCCTCGGCGTCCGACTGGGTCTTGTTCTGGCTGACGATGCACTTGGTGCCGGTCAGGTCGTAGAAGAGGACGCGCTGGGGCATGTAGTGCGCCAGGTTGACGCCCTTGCTCTCGGGCTTGCCCTTCTCGGCCGCCCAGGCGTTCGTCACTGCACCGCGGATCTGGTAGCACTGGGCGAAGGCGTCCTCGGGATCACCCAGGGCGGCCCAGTCCTCGACCTGCTTGCGGTATTTGGCGGCGTTCTTCTGGTACCAGCTGTCCCGCTTCATCAGGCCGAAGTGGAGATCGTCCGAAAAAGGCAGCAGCTTTCGGACGTTCGCCTTGACCTTGCGCAGGACGGTGGCAGTGTTCTCGCGCTCCTCGGCGCGGCGGGCGTGGATGTTCTCCAGGTTCACCTTCATGCCCACCTCGCGCATCTGCGCGAACAGGTGGATCATCGGGTTCTCCTGCTTGAAGAACGTTTGCGTGACGCCCTGATTGGTCTCGACCATGAACTGGAGGAGCCGGCGGAAGAGGCGCACGGCCCAGTAGGCGTCATCGGCGCCGTACTCGGCGACTTCCTCGCCGGTCAGCTGGCCCATATGGGCCTTGTCGCCCAGCACCTCCTCGAACGTCGTCATGGTGTAGCCGAACCACGACTTGACCGCCTTCTTCAGGCCGTAGCCGTAGGCGATCTCGTTGATGTAGCCGTTATAGGAGTGCGCGGCCTTGGACTGCTTGCCGATGATCGAATAGACGATCTCCGCCAGCCGACTGTCGGTGATCTCTCCCTTCTCGATGTCGAAGCCGCCGGCGGTGGCCAGCTGCAGGAGGTCGGGCATCAGCTTCGCCCAGGCGCCGCGACCGGCGTAGCGGAAGTTGGCCATGTCGTATTCGTCCGGCCCATAGGCCGACACGCACATCTGCAGCGTGCAGATGATCTCGTTCAGCGTGACGTCGAAGCAGTGCTTGAAGGCGCCCAATTCGTACGGCGCATTGTGGGCGAGCCACAGGCTGTCGCCTGGTTTGGCGTCGATCACCGCCTTGGCGGCGGCCCACGGGATGCGGTTCTCGACGTCGGCGTGCGCCAGGTTCAGGTAGTAGGCGTAGTCGGCACCCTCGGGGTAAACCGAGAAGCCGGTCATGACCGTCCGGCGCATATCGAACACCAGCTTCTTGGCCGGGGACTTTTTGCGGCTGACCGGGTCGACGCCCATGAACTGGTTCAGGCCGTCGTGGCGGTTGTCGTCCTGCGTTTCGCAGTCGAGGCCGATGAAGGCGCTCTTCTTGATCTGGTCGACGATGTGCGGAATTGCCTGGTCGACGTTGCGCGCGTCGACCAGCATGGTCTTGATTGTCACTGCAGAAATTCCTTCAGGGTTGCGTCGGCCTTGGCGAGGTCCGGCTGGCCGATGACGGTGTGCTCGGTGACGAGGTCTTCCGGCACGTCGAGGAAGCCGACGATGTCCCAGTAGGCCTTGAACAGCTGCGGGTTCTCGTCGAGCCACGAGATCATCTTGGGCTGCAGCTTGACGTCCTCACGCCAGGTGGGGTCGCCAGCGAAGATCTTGTCGGTGGCGCGCTGGAGCCGCTGGGGGCCGTTCTCCAGCCACAGGCTTTCACCGAAGCGAGGCACGCCCGGGATCTTGTCCGAGCTATCACCGCACCACGTCTTGTAGAGACGCACATGGTGGGGCGCGACGTTCTCCTTCGGCTTCGCCCCGCAGACGACGTTCTTCGGGAACTCACCGACGAGCTGCATCATGTCGTAGTCGTTGGAGTAGATCGCGATGATCTGGCCCTTGGGCGCGTAGCGCCTGACCAGCAGGGCAATCACGTCGTCGGCCTCGTAGCCGGGGACCTTGATCTGGACGGCCTTGGTGTGTTCCAGGGCCTTCTGCGTCATGTGGAAGCCGTTGTAGATGCCGGTGTCCGGTGCCTTACGGCCGACCTTGTATCCGGGGAAAATCTCCCGGCGCTTCGAGCTTCCCTTGGGACCGTCCCAAACGCAGATGACTGGATCGGGACAGGCGAACACGTCCTGCATGAAGTTGCGGGGCCCGAGACCGCTGATGTCGGTCTCGAGCACCACCCTCATGTACGAGTTCATGTCGTACACGCGGAGCATGATCAGGCGGCCATGCCCAGGGCTTCTTCGTACAGGTCCAGGATCGAGTCCTGTTCCTGGCGCTCAGCCGCGTCCAGCTTGCGGCGCCGGACGATTGTGCGGATCGCCTTGGTGTCGTAGCCCCGGCCCTTCGCCTCCGAGTAGACATCGGAGATGTCCTCGGTGATCGTCTTCTTCTCTTCTTCGAGGCGCTCGACGCGCTCGATGATGGAGCGCAGTTCTGCTGCAGCCACGGTCTGGCTGGTGTCGGTGACGTCGTCCATTCTTGTTCTCCGGAATTTTGGGAATAAAAAAGGGCGGGACACGAAGTCCCGCCCAGGTTGGCCGGGGCCAAATGACACAAAATGCCCCGGCGGTTGGGTTAGCCGACGACCTTGTAGTCGCGGAAGTCGAGGATGCCCCAGGTGTTGCCGTTGGAGTTCTGCTCCACGTAACCCACGGTCACCTCGATCACGTCGCTCGCCGGGTCGGCGCCGTCCTTGGTCATCTGCTTCACGAGCTTGGCGAAGCTCTTGAAACCGGTGGTCGAGAACGAGTGGCCGAGGACCGTTCCGGCGGTGACCGTCTCGTCCTTCAGCTTCACGTCATCGACCAGTTCCAGGTTGATGTCGGCCGACTTGTACGGCCGGGCCCGCGGGTCCACGGCGCGGGCTTCGGCGCAAGCCTGGGCCCAGGTCGAACCATCCACGGCCATCACGCGGTCGTAGGTTTTCCGGTAGGTGGCCGGGTTGCCGTACTTGATCGACTCGCTGTACGCGACGTCGCCCAGGTCGATCCGGACCTTGATCTCCTCCAGAAGCGGCTTCTTCGCGCCGATCTGCAGGCCGTGCTCGTTCACCTTCAGCCAGTCGTCAACGACGACGGCACCCGCCATCGCGTCGTCCAGGCCCATCGGGCGTCCGGCGGCGACAGCACCCTGGTTCGGCGAAGCAGGAGCGACGGCGGTGCCACCGTTCTGCTGTGCGTTTTCCTGGGGGATGGCAGCGGCGGCAGCGGTGGCCTGGCTGATGGCGGCATCGATATTGTTCATGCAACAGTTCCTTCGTGTTTGCGTTTTCTTCACCGCGTCGTGCGGTAGACTTGAAATAAGAAAGGCCCGCCGAATTACGACGGGCCTTTTTCTCTTGTCCTAGAGTATCTCAATTATTGTTTGAATTTGACTCCTTCGATGTTGTCGGGCAGGTATCCTTCCTGTTCCAGCCATTTGTCGTCGACCCATTTCACTTCGGCGTCGGCGATCGGTTGGCCTCTGTCTCTTATGCAGGAGATGGCCTCCTCCAGGGCGACCGAATGGCCCTGCGTCACGCAGGTGCCGTCCAGATAGAGGCCTTCCCAATCATACGCGCGGGCGAGGACGAGCTTCATGCTGCCTCCCTCATCTCTTCTTCTCCTTCGATGTTGTGCTCGTAGAGCTTGAGCACGGGTTGGGTGGGGTCCACCTTGTGAGCGTCGAGGCTCTTCTGGTAGATGATGAACGTGATGCGGTGGTCCAGGCTGTCCTCGTAGAGCAGGACGGTGATGCGCAGCGGGGAGCCACGCTTGCCGCGGATTGCGCGCCGGTAGGCCTGCAGGACCGTCGTGTCGAGAAAGTCCAGAGACGCGAAGATCATGTGGTCGACCTCTTGGTCGCCGCAGAACTGCCAGTTGAAGCCGACATCCGCAACCGCCGGTGAGGCGATCACGCACTTGATCCGGCCCTCGCGGAACGCCAGGTCGATCTCACCCCGGCGCTTCGGCGTCACGTCGCCGTTCAGGATCTCCGCCTTGATGCCGTAGGAGCGAGCGAGCTCCAGGATGCGATATTGCTGGGGCACCAGGGCGGCGTAGATGATCAGCGGCTTGCCGGTGCGGGCATGGTCCTCGAAGTGCAGATCGAGGCGCTCTTCCTTCCCGCAGCGCGCGCCACGCATGATGTCGATCGTCTTCCCGCTCTCCGGATCGGAGAGATCTGGGAACACGTTCGGGTGCTCCATGATCTGGCGCGCGCGGATGAAGCCGACACCTGGCTGGGTGCCGTCGAGGTAGAAGCGGTCGAGCTCCAGGAAGGCCTCATCCTTGAACTTGTCGTAGAGCTCCCGCTGCTTCTCCGACATCTGGACGAACTCGGGAATGATGACCTTGGCCTCCTTGCCGTAGACCATCTCGAACGTCCGGCGGATGCCGTGCTTGCCGAAGATGGCCGACAGCTTCTCGTGGTTGCGCCACGCCTTCAGCTTCCCGGTGATCGGGTCGTCGATCGCGTGGAAGTAGTAGAAGCCCTTGTAGGAGGGGTAATAGCGCGGCTCGATCACGCGGATGGCCGGGTAGGCGCTGTCCAGGCGGCCGGAGACCAGCGTGCCGGTCATGCCGCCGAAATACTCCATCGGCCCGCGGAAGAAGCTGTCGTAGAAGCCCTGCGTGCGCTGTGAGCTGTCGCCCTTATAGCCCTTGTGGATCTCGTCGACCTGGACCGCCTTGACGAATTTCGGCAGGTGCATCCAGTGGGTCGAGAACGCGTCGAACCCCATCAAGAACACCTTCGTGTTCCCGGGGTTGGCGAGCTCGTAGGGCAGCTTGGTCCTGGCCTCCAGCATCCGCCGGTCGATGGTCATGTCGGCGCGCGCCACGCCGGCCTCGCGCAGGGCGCGGAAGGTGACCTTCTGCGTGCCGAACAGCTCGTACGGGCGCCGGCTGTGGTCCCATTCGAGGAGCGTGTCGGCGAGCTTCTTCTGCGCGGGGGAGAGCGGCCGCAACCCGGTGACGATCGTCACCTCATCCGGCTTGAAGTGCGTGAACCGGAGGATCTCGTCGCGGTTCTTTTTCAACAGCGAGAGCGGCATGACGAATGCCGAGCCGATGCCGAGCTTGTCCCAGAGATACCACTGGTAGACGCAGACCGAAGGCGTCTTGCCGGTGCCCGGGTCGGACAGGTTCAGCCATTTCGGGTTGCGGATATAGTAGGCCAGGTCCGCGACCTGGTAGTCGCGGAGCGAGACGCCGTCATCCATTCTTCAATCTCCGTAATCGCTCGATCTGGGTACCCGCCCAGACCGCGTGGCGGCTGACGTGTGCCTGCCTCGCTGGGCCGTCCGTATTGTTCCAGTCGAACTTGGGCTCTGACTTCCAATCGACTGCTTCCTCCAGCTGCTTGATGCGTTCGTAGGGGTCGCCTTGCTGCCAGCCGGTGTTCATGCAGTCAGGACAGCCGTAGGTCTCCGGCGCCTGGACGACACAGGACATGCAGACTCCGGCACGCTCGCAGGCGAGCTTGTAGGCGTCCCGCTCCACCTTGAGCCGGACGTTGGGTTCCAGGGCGTCATCCATACTTTCTGTCCAGATCGCACAGCTGCTCGTTAGCGAGCTGTTTGAACTCGGTGAGCAGTGGCTGCATACGGTTGCTGACGAACTCGCCCAGCAGCTCGGTCAGCTCCCGATAGCCGGCGCAGGCTGAGGCCGAATGGCCGCTGAAGGTCGGCTTGATGTCGTGTACGTTTCCGTGTTCCTCCAGCCACTTGAGCGCAGCGTGGATCTGCTCGTAGCGGGCAGCAGCCTTGGACATGGCCTCCGCTTTGTAGGTGAACTCCCTTGCGGTCATCATGGTCAGTATCCTCGTGCGGGGTTGTCGCAGTAGCCGGAGCGGTCGTAGTGCTTGTTGAAGCGAAACCAGCCGTGGCGGCTGGCGTCCTGGACCCGGCGCAGCTGGCCGTCGAACTTCTCCAGCTTCCCGTAGATTTCGATCCCCTGGTCGCGGAGGTAGTTCCAGCCCTTCTCGGTAGGCTCGGGCCACATGCCCTTGGTCACGTAGCCGGAGCCCTGCAGATAGCCGAGCGAGGCGCCGACAGCGGCGCCCCACCCATCAATGGCATCGTCGTCTCCTGCGACGGCGCGCAGGACTTTCAGGTCGTGGTCGATCATGCCGCCACCGCCAGCGACTCCAGCTCGTCGACCAGCGCCTTGGTGGTCGGGTCCATCTCGGCGAGCTTCTTGAAGAACTGGATGCGCGAGAAGTCCTTGGCGCGCTTGGTGAGCAGGGCGTCGATCTCGGCCATGCGCTGCTCGCGCTGGGCCGCCGCCTTATAGTCGCTGTCGTCAACCACCTGGATCACGCGCTTGGTCGCTTTGACCGAGCCGTTCGGGAGGATGTCGACGACCTTGACGCAGGTGTAGCCGCCGTACGGGCTATCGACGATGACGTGGTCACCCACGCCGACCGGGTACGGGCAGAAGTAGTGGTACTTCTTGTTGCGGTTGTACTCGGAGGTGTGGAAGACGGCGGCGATGACGTTGGATTGACGATCCTCGGACATTTTCAGTTCCTCTTGAGCATGTGCTGTTTGAGCAGGTGCGCGCCGTAGGCCTCCCAGGGCAGGGAGATCAGGTCCGCGATGTTGGCCTGCGTCAGCTTGGTTGAGATGCGCCTCGCCTCCGGTCGGAGTACGAGAGTGGGTTCGCCCTGCAGGACGAGCCGGCGGGGCAGGTAGGGGGCCGCCTCCAGGAGGGGGTCGACAAACTTCTTGTCCTTGGACCGGATGCCGGTCAGGACGAGCGGTTGGACATTGGTGTGTCCGAGATCTCGGATGATCTTGTCAGGCCGCACGCTCCAGAATGGAGCGATCGGGAGGCGTGTTGGACCTGACATCCTGGCCAGGGTTGCCAGGATGATCGACAGGTCGGGTTGTGAGAGGAAGACCGCTTGGCTCCCCATCTCCTGGGGAACGGGCGACATGGCGTCTACCAGCGGGTCGGCGGGGAAGCGAGAAGGGTCGACTTCAGCTCGGAGATCGATGCGATGATCGCAGGGGTTCTTGCTCGGCTCGAACGGACAGGGGATCTCAAAATTGAAGGCGCTTGTTGTCTTCTCGCCTTGCAGGAGAAAGGCGATGTCGCCTTCCCAGTGTATGCCGTTCACGCCGCTGCCTTGACCTCCTGTGCGAGTTGGACTTCGACCTTGGCCTTCGAGGCCCTTGTATAGGTGGTCTCGGTCTTCAAAATTCCAAGCTCGAACAGCTTGGCTTTTAGTTTTCGGTCGGCCGCCTCGAGCTTCACGGGGTCGATCACGATCTCCGTGCCCTTCGGGCGCCGCTCGACCGCGGCCGAGACGACGACCTTGCCGACGCCGGGGACGTCGTAGGTGTCGGCGCCGGCCGGCCGGATCTGTTCCTTCAGCGCCTCATAGCGCGCCTCCAGGGGCTCAATCTGAGCCTTGAGCGCCAGCAGCTCGACAGCCACTGGCATAATGTTTTCCTGCATGGTGGACTCCAATAAAAAAGCCGGCACTAGGCCGGCTGTTTGATTTCGGTTTCTGCTATGGCTTGGAGCCTGGCTCGAAGCCTCGGGTCCTTCTCCAGCGTGATAGCCAGCTGGAACGGACCCTTCAGCCAGTCTCGGCGGGCTTTGGGGGTGGCTTGCCACCGGAGGCCGCGGACGGCCCCCCAGTAGCCCTTCAGGCGGTCATCAATCACATTTTTACGAATGGCTTCATCAACTCCTCTACGGTGGTGCTCATGACGATCGCGAGCGTCTGGAGCTCGCGAATGGTGAAGTCGTGGAGCCCGAGCTCCATCTTCTTCACCGTGAGACGGTTGACCGAGATCTGGTCAGCCATCTGCTGGTAGGTGTAGGCGTGGTCGATCTCGCGGTACTTGTTGAGACGGACCCCGATCGAATGGTGACCATAGCTCAGAGGCTTTTGAAGAGCCAAGGCCACCCTGCCACCGCGGCGCCTACCGGTCGTGTGCGCGACCCGCTCAGTCCCCATTTCCTTAGCTCGACGGATGAGTTTGACGACCGTGCTGTACGACCGACCATACTTGTCCGCGAGCCACCCGTAGCTGGCACCGTTCTGCCAGTCTTCGATGGTGCCTTCAGGCCAGGGCTTTTTCGACCCGGCACCTTGTGGTTGTATAGACATTGTTCCTCGTTTAACCGAAGGGTGTGTTCGACATCGTGCTGCCGAACACACCCGCTATTTCCGACTTTGTCGCTCTTTGGCGATCGGAAAGACGAGGTTTCTCAAGAAGTTGTCAGCGTTTTCAGGTACTTAGGCCGCACCGTTATCGCTAACTTTTAATCAGTAGGTC